TGGTTCTTGCTGTTACTACTGTTGGGGCTAGTTGGAGCCGTAGCCAAGAACGGCTGTCACGTACGCGAGTTCTATGGGATCGGCTACACAATTCACAACCCATCCGAGCGCCATCAGCAAATGATTGCTTGGCTAAAGAACAATGCGCCCTACTGCAAATCCGAAGATTATGTGGTGATTTGGAACAACCTGCCTATGTGGGCGGGTACAGCAGACTCGGCAGAAGCCCGATCTTTAATTTTGCGTGGCTATGAAGAAGCGATTAAACGTGAAAAGAAATGATTCAGCTTCGCAAATGGTATCCGTTTGTGTTTCCTACCCCATACGATGTCCGAGCAATAGCTTCGGAACGTAGAGCGGAACGGTTGGAGGCTGAGTACAAACAGGCTGTAAAAGCCGAAAAGGTAAACAAAGCAGTTGATGCACTTGAGATTGAGTTGTACAACAAACGGGCAAGACAAAACACGATTGAGTTGGAAATCTTTAACAACACAAAACATTTTGACAAATACGTATGACCAAAAAACCACCACAACACGTGCCGGACACGAAAGAAAAACTGACGCTATACGTCACTCTGATGGTAAGCACGACCCTATGTATCTCCGTATTGGCCATGGTAGTTGCCTTTATGTTGGGTCTGTGGGCCAAGGAAGTGGACAACGCCGAGATTTTCAAAATGATTTCACCCGCTTTTTCTACTCTTATCGGCGGCATGATTGGGTTCCTGTCTGGTATCAAACTCATGCAAAATGAAGACACTAAACCAAAGGATAAATAATGGCGCAGTTTGAACCAGCCTTTGAACTCATGATGCAAGACGAGGGCGGCTACGTCCTCCACGAAGTACCCGGCGACACGGGTGGCATGACCTACGCTGGTATTGCCCGTAACAAGAATCCTCAGTGGCCCGGTTGGGCGCTTGTGGACAAGAAAGAAATGGGCGGCTCCTTAACCCCCATGGTGCGTGAGTTCTACCGCGTGGAGTTCTGGGACAAGATGCGCGGTAACGAGATTGCAAACCAAGATGTAGCCAATACTATCTTCAACTTTGGTGTGAACGCCGGTATGGGCATGGCTGTAAAGCTTGCTCAATTGGTCGTTGGAGCCACCCCTGACGGCGGTATCGGTGCCAAGACTATTGAAAAACTTAATCAGATACCCGACGGCCAGCGGTTCAAGGAGCAGTATGCCTTGGCTAAGATTGCCCGATACGTTGAAATTTGCAACAAAAACCCCGTGCAGGTTAAGTTCCTCAAGGGCTGGCTAAACCGCACACTGAAAGGTTTGAAATGAGCTTGCTTGCCGTTGGATCAATTATTGAAGCTGTAGGTAAGGTTGCGGGTGATCTGGTCACTACCGACAAAGAGCGCATGGAAATGGAGATCGAGCAACGAAAGCTTGATCTTGAAGAAAAGCGCATCGACCAAGCCACAGACCTTGCGCAGATTGACGTTAATAAAATTGAAGCGGCATCTTCTAGTGTGTTTGTTAGTGGCTGGCGTCCCGCTATCGGTTGGATTGGCGTAGCCGCTATGGGGTATCAGTTCTTGCTCTATCCGTTGTTTCAGTGGGCTTGGAAATACTTACAGGCTATGGGTTGGGTTCCAGTAGGTATGGAGCCCCCGCCAGTACTGGACGCAGACCAACTTTGGGTGATATTATCAGGCATCTTGGGCATTGCCGGTATGCGTTCTTTTGAGAAGACCAAAGGCGTTGCCAGCAAATAAAGGTGACTAATGGCGCTCAAAAAACTGACCCTGAAAGCTGGTGTAAATAAAGAAAACACCCGCTATACAGCCGAGAACGGTTGGTACATTGCCGACAAGGTTCGGTTCCGCCAAGGAACACCTGAAAAGATCGGTGGATGGGTGCGTATTTCAGCATCTACATTCTTGGGTGTTTGCCGTTCTTTGTGGAACTGGGTTACGCTTGAAAACTACAACCTGATTGGTGTAGGCACTAACCTGAAGTTTTACATTGAAAAAGGTGGGGTGTACAACGACATCACGCCGATTCGAGACACGGCAAGCCTTGGCTCAAACCCATTCAGCGCCAACGGCACTACAACTGTCACAGTAACTGATGCAACGCACGGGTGTGGTACGGGGGACTTTGTGACGTTCAGTGGGGCTACAGGCACCTACGCGTCTATTCTCAATGCCGAGTTTCAGGTTACTGTGCTAACAGGTAACACATACACAATCACAACTCCTTCGGCGTTGGCTGCGGGTTCTTATGGTGGCGCGTCAGTAGTTGCGACGTATCAAGTTAGCGTGGGCCCTGCAATTGAGATTCCGCTCACCGGCTGGGGTGCAGGTACATGGGGAACTGGCCCATGGAGTATTGGTATCCCCTCAGTATCAGAAACAAGTATTCGTATCTGGAGCCAAACCAACTTTGGTGAAGACTTGATCTTTGCACCCCAAGGCGGTGAGATTTATTATTGGGATGCAACCCTTGGCGTTGATGCTCGCGGAGTTCTTGTATCCAGTAAAGCGGGCGCGTCGGATGTGCCCACAGTGCAGAAGTTTATATTTGTGTCTGATACAAGCCGATTTGTATTTGCATTTGGCTGTAACGACTATGGTTCAGCAGTGCAGAACCCGATGCTTATCCGCTGGTCTGATCAGGAATCCGTTGTCGATTGGACTGTGTCCGCTACGTCACAGGCCGGTAGCCTGCAACTTTCGCATGGTTCTGAGATTGTCACCGCAGTGCAGACTCGCCAAGAGATTGTGGTGTTCACCGATTCGACTGTGTATTCATTGCAATACCAAGGCCCACCAATTGTGTGGGGCAGCCAGATTCTTGGCGACAACATTTCAATCACAAGTTCGAACGCGGCAACGATTGCCTCTGGCGTTATCTATTGGATGGGCGTGGACAAGTTCTATAAATACGATGGACGTGTTCAAACGCTTCGTTGTGACTTGCGCCAACACATCTTTCAGGACATTAACTTAGGTCAAGCGGCCCAGATTTTTTGTGGCACTAACGAAGGCTTCAATGAAGTCTGGTGGTTCTATTGCTCTGCTAATAGCGATACGATTGACCGTTACGTAATTTTTGACTACTTTGAAAACAACGGCGAAGGTGTGTGGTCTTACGGCACATTGGCACGAACAGCATGGCTTGACTCTGGCCTGCGTGACTACCCGCTTGCCGCTACTTACAATAACAACCTAGTAAACCACGAGCAGGGTAACGACAACAACGAGACCGGCACCCCCGTTGCAATTAACGCAATCATTGGTTCCGCTGAGTTTGATATTGACGATGGTAGCCACTTCGGTTTTGTTTACCGCATGCTCCCAGACATCACGTTCCGTGGTTCAGACACTGCGTCACCACAGGTAACCATGACACTTATTCCGATGCAGAACTCTGGCTCGGGGTACAACAACCCCATCTCCGTAGGCGGTAACTCAGATGCAACAGTGACGCGTACTTCAACCGCAGTGATTGAGCAGTTTACAGGTCAAGTGTTTGTTCGTGTTCGTGGCCGTCAGATGATCATGCAGGTTGAGTCCAATCAACTGGGCTGTGCATGGCAACTTGGTAGTCCCCGTATTGACATTAAACAAGATGGCCGCAGGGGTACTCCATGACGTTAATTGTTACGTCAGAGGACGAGATCAATCAGGTTGTTGCGCCTAACTTGCCGCTTGCACCTGAAGTCTATGTGCGTCAATACCACGATCAACTTAACAACGTTTTGCGTCTGTACTTCAATAGGGTTGACGCAATTCTTGCGCAATTTAAAACAACGACCGGCGTTCTACCTCCGTTGACCAATTACACTGTAGCCACACTGCCTAGCGCAGTTACTTCGGGTAGGGGTGCACGGGCTTTTGTAACAGACGCTTTAACTCCGACGTTTGGGGCAACCGTTGTGACTGGCGGTGCCGTAACCGTGCCTGTATATTCAGACGGAACGAATTGGAAGGTCGGATAATGGCTATTGATTATTTTGCACAGCAATTTAGTGAAGACGACTTTGAAGATGACGTATCGCAAAGTTACGTTAACCCTGCGGTGGGCTCTAAAGAATACGATACCAACATCTACAACTATGTTGTTGCCAACATTGGTAACCCACAGGCTATTGCGGATGCCGCGCAACAATTTAACGTGTCTGCGGCAGACATATCGCGGGCTACTGGACAAGACCTTAGTGTTGTAAATAGTTATTTTGCTAACGCTAATATTACTCCGTACTGGGCTACGGCTGCGGCTGATAATACGGGTATTACATCATTGCTACCTACGGGTACCACAGGTGCAGATACGAGCGTAGTTACCACACCCTATACAGGCACTACCGAAGTCGACGACTACTACGCACAACAGCAAGCGGAAGCAGACAGAATTGCCGCCGAACAAGCACAGGCAGCCGCAGAAGCCCAAGCCGCCGCAGAAGCCGCCGCACAAGCCGAGGCAGACAGATTAGCTGCTGAACAAGCCGAGGCAGATAGACTTGCCGCCGAACGCGCATGGTTTGAAGAGCAAGTTCGCATTGAAGAAGCCCGCATCGCAGAAGAAGCCAGACTTGCAGAGATTGCTCGTCTTGCAGAAGAAGCACGTCTTGCGGAAGAAGCACGCCGTGCGGAACAAGCACGGTTAGCGGCAGAGGAAGAAGCCAGACTAGCCGAAGAAGCCAGACTTGCCGAGGAAGAAGCTAACGCAAAGAAATACACACAGGCCGAAATTGATCAAGCTTTAATTGATTACCTAAAAGATAATCCCGGCGCTACTAAAGACGACGTAGTCAAGGCTGCGGCAAACCTCGGGGTCAATGCGGCTCAAGTTGATGCGGCTTATAACAAGTTAGACGCAACCGATTTAAAGAACGGCACGTTCTTAACCAAGACTGGCGCAATCATTGACACCGAAGGAAACACAGTTAAGGATACTGGCTCCGCCGCAACCGCTACGCTGACTAGCCAGATTCTTGGGCAAAACTTGACGGATAAATGGCAAGGTCAGGGTTTTGGTACTGCGGAAGCAAATGCTGCTGATATGGCCGCAAGGTTGGCCTCAATCGGTATTAAAAATATTAACGAGTTTGGCAAAATTACCGTACCTGCGGATGTAGAAATTACTCCCGTATATGACTATCGTATGGAAGATCGCGGCGGCGAAGAAGGAATGGTTCGCGTCCCTTACGTTGTTGGATACACAGGGCCAGATGGCAAACCCATAGACCCAAGCCTTATAAAACCAAGCACGGATTCCGAGGGAAGTATTACTGGGTATACCGCACCTGTTGGTACTCAACAAGTATTTGGTAACAAGGTAACAGGTCAAGCGCTTGATGCCCAGTACGACCGGGCTGACATATCAAAAGGAATTTTTAGCGGTACGTTTGCAGGTAAAGACTCTACGCATTACAAAGTCATGTTTAAAGATGACGGTACGCCAATTTTTTACACGCAAAAAGGTGCATCTACTAATACACTTGCGCAAATCATGGATGACCTTGGCCCTATTGGGCAGATTGGTCTTGCCGTTGCGACAGGTGGCCTGTCTATTCCACAACAGATCGCTGCTAATCTGGCGTTAAACGTTTTGAGCGGTAAAGACATCGGGGATGCAGTTAAAAGCGCGGCACTCAGTTTTGCTGGCTCACAGATTCCCGGCATGGACTTCATGAAGGATGGTGCGTCGTTTATTAAAGACCTTGGACTGTCCGACGCGGTTACAAAGACCCTGACTAACTCATTCCAAAACGCCGCAGTTTCTGCTGGCACTGCACTGCTTTCGGGTGAAAGTGTTTTTGACGCCGCTGTAAGGGGTGCCGCTGCTGGTGGTACAAACGGCCTTGTTAATTCTGTTGTGGGTAACGTTCCCGGATTTGGAGACCTAACCGCCGACCAACAGAAAATGGTTACCAACGCTGTAACAGGTGTGGTATCAGGCAAGCCACTGGATCAGATCGTTATCAATACCGCGATTGCCGCAGCCAACTCCGCCATCGCTAATACCAAGGGCGCGGATACAAAAGGTGCTGATACAGTCACGGGCGCAACAGGCGCTGATACAGTCACGGGCGCAACAGGCACTGATAAAGTCACAGGCGGCACGGGTGACAATACGGGCGTCGTAGTTAACAAAGTGGCCGACGCTGGTACTAACACATCCGTCATTACTGATGCAACAAACACAGTTACAGGCGGAACAGATACCAAAACAGTTACAGGCGGTACAGATACCAAGACAGTTACAGACGGTACAGGCGCTACCAAAGTTGTCGATACCGAGTTTGGTGACTTACAGGGTGCGATTGATAAAAATACTGCAAACAATCAAGCACTTGCAACGATTGCAAGTACACCTAAATTTGGCGATGCGTTTGCACAAGCGCGGGAGTTGCTTGGCCCCGGTAAGACGTTTACATGGCGCGGTCAGGAATACAGCACGGCTACAGCCACCGAACGCCCAGACTTAAGTACCAAGTCCATTGAGGCGCTAAATGCCGCAAATCTTGCAACAACTACCAACGCATCTAATACAGTTGCCGCACAGACCGATACAGCCGCACGTAATACCGCTGCAATGGAAACGCTTACCAACATTGCAAACGCTGCCACAACTACCGCACCAATAACGTACAAAGGCCCCACGATCATGGGCGTACCTATTGGTACAGTGGATGATTCGATTAAGACCGTTAAGCGCATGGGTGATGTCATATTGGATACCTCACGCGGTCTTGGTCAAGGCTTTGGTAACTTTGCAACTTTCTTTGGTGACCTTGGCAATATTCTTACCACAACAAGCGACGATAAAGCCGGTACAACTTCGTCTCTTATCGCTAAAGATAACTTGTTAAGCACTGTTGGACGTGATGTATCCAACTACTACAAATCGTTGACCACTGAAGAAACTAAACAACAAACACAAAACCTTATTAGCGACGTTAAAAACGCGCCGGATTACCTAAAACCATTCGTTGCAATTACATCGGGCATTCAAAATATTGGCGGCTTGATAAACATGACTGCCGTAGAACTGGGCGAAGAAGGCCCTGCGTTTGCACTCGGGTTTGGTGCGGGTAGCGCACTGCTAAAAAGTACGGCAGGTGCTGTCAAAGGTGCTACAGCAGTGGCTAACGTGGCTGATATTGCGGAGAGTTCTACAAGTGGATTCCACAACGCCGGTAAGTTGTTGGAAGGACGTACCGATTTAAATGACGCGCAGAAGTTTAATATCCAGATGCAGAGTGCTGGAACAAATGCCGCCGCTACTGCACTGTTCTCTCCAATCGGTAACGCTGCAGTTGCTCAGTCTGTACTTAAAGGTATCATGGCGCCGTCTGTGGCAAAACAGATTGGTTCAGTAGCATCTGTAAACTACATGACCGAGTACGGTGAAACATTCACCCAAGTACTTAATACAAAATACGCTGTTAACGGCACCGTAACCGCTAAAGATATTAGTGATGCACAGGCCGACTCGTCTATTTCTGCTTTGGTTGGTTTTACAAGTTCGGGCGCAATGTCCGGCGGCGCAAAAGTTATTGGCAGTGCGGATAGCGCGTTTGTAGGTGCGACAGGTACGGATGCTAATGCTAAAGGCGTGCTAATTGTGCAGGACTCTAACGGCAAGATTGGTTTAGTTCAAAATAATGGCGCAGAAGTTGGTAGCGAGATTGAAGTTAACGCTGACAATCAGATTACTGATCGTGGGCAATTAGTTGATCAATTTGCGTTTACTGATGAGCAAGACGCAACGCTTGAAGATGATCTAGAAACTGACAAGGACGCCGATACAGAAACTGACAAGGACGCCGATATTACAACTGAGCCCGAGCCAGAACCTGAGCCCGAGCCAGAACCTGAGCCTGAGCCAGAACCAGAACCAGAACCTGAGCCTGAGCCAGAACCTGAGCCTGAGCCAGAACCCGAGCCAGAACCCGAGCCTGAGCCTGAGCCTGAGCCTGAGCCAGAACCCGAGCCTGAGCCTGAGCCAGAACCCGAGCCTGAGCCGGAACCTGAGCCTGAGCCTGAGCCAGAACCCGAGCCTGAGCCAGAACCAGAACCAGAACCTGAGCCTGAGCCGGAACCTGAGCCGGAACCTGAGCCACCACCTGAGCCGCCCAAGCCGCCCAAGCCGCCCAAGCCGCCCAAGCCGCCTAAAAAGCCGCCGCCCAAGAAAAAACCCCTGCCCCCACCACAACGGGCGGGCGAACAACGCGTGGATGTAAAAACCCCCGAAGGCAAGGATATTGAGTATATTTACGACTTCGAGAGCATTTTTGCAAACAAGCCAGAACAGAAGCCAAAGAAGATGGCTAAAGGCGGCGCGGTCAATGCCGCACTCAGCGTAAACGACGAGTTAATTAAAATTTTGAGAGGATAAGATCATGGGTGACGAATTTGACGGCATAAACTTTGACAACGCCAGTAGGGACGATGATATGGATTTTGGTAATGAGGCTTACGTTGATAGCCTCTACCCCCCTGCGGATAACTACGATTACGATGCAGAAACAAGCGCCGCTTTAGGTAACTACCTATCAACAAATTTTCCTGAGTTATCTAGCGACCCTTCGTTAGCTACTAAGTTAGGTGGGGTACTTCAAAAAGTGGGCGCTGATGCGTTTAACTCGCTAAAAAATACGTTTATGACTAAAGACGGTGGCGTCGATTGGCGTTCTGTAGCGGGTGCGGCAGGTGGTCTATATGGTTTGTACCAAGCCAATAAGCCACAAGAAAAGGTTGGCTACCAAGGCAGTATCCCTAAGTACGAAGCCGTGCGTAAGCAGATTGATTATTCACGTGACACTGCACGTAGGCCGGGAGAAGCAGGGCGACAATTTTTTACAGCCCCTCAGTTTGTTAAACAAGGCGACGCAAATGCACTAGCGGCGGCACAGGCGGCTGCAACTAAACAGGCTACGGACATACAGAACCAAGCGTTCTACGACCAACGGTTCTTAAAACGCCCTAGCACTTTCTCATCTACTGGTGGCCCCGAATTGCCCCCCTCCACTCCCGTTACGTCTCCTGCGGGTGGTGGTACGGCGGTAGCCTCTCGCCCCGCGTCTAGCGTTGCCCAAGATTTAAAAGTACCTGTTTATACAGAAGAAAATGCACGGGGCGTGAAGATGGCTTCCGGTGGACTTGCTAGTATGGCAAAAGGTCGATATTTAGGTGGCGCAACTGATGGAATGGCTGATAAAATTCCAGCACGAATTGGTGGTAAACAAGAAGCAAGATTAAGCCATGGAGAGTTTGTAATCCCTGCTGATGTTGTAAGCCATTTAGGTAACGGAAATTCCGAAGCCGGTGCAAAACGTTTGTATGCCATGATGGACAAAATCCGTACGGCTCGCACTGGCACAAAGAAGCAGGGCAAGCAGATTAACCCCGATAAATTTCTAGCGTAAGGTAATATATGAGCGCATCAACTACAGGCACAACAGGTCAAACTGGTACAACCGCACCCAAAGACCCCATGGTTGGTTTAGAAACTGGGCGGGAGTCTGCCCTTTCTAACTATGTAGGCCCTTACGTTACCGAGATGCTGGGGCGCGGACAAGCACTCGCTTCGGAGCCGTACCAAACATATACAGGCCCCCTAACTGCCGGTGCATCTAATTTGCAAACCCAAGCGTTTCAGGGCTTGGCAGGTTTAACAATCCCCACTTCCTCAATGGGCGCGTTCACGCCACAAACGTTCACGGCAGACCAAGCCAAGAACTACATGAACCCATACCTTAAGGCGGCTCTCGACCCACAGATTGAAGAAATGCGCCGTCAAGCAGAGATTTCGCGCATTAACGATGCGGGTCGCCTCACCAAAGCCGGTGCGTATGGTGGTTCACGTCAAGCAATCATGGAGTCTGAAGGTAATCGCGCACTGATGGAGAAGTTGTCAGGCATTACCGGTACAGGTTACAAAGACGCTTATGACAAAGCCATGGCACAGTTCAACGTAGAGCAAGGTCGTGGTCAGACTGCACAAGATATGGCTAACCAATATGGCCTTGCGGCGTTGCAGAAACAAACTGATGTTGGTGGTATTCAGCGCGGTATTGAGTCTGAAGGCATTACTGCTGATAAAACACAGTTTGAAACTGAACGCGACTACCCACTCAAACAGGTGCAGTATATGCAGTCATTGCTTCAGAACTTACCGTTGGCAACACAACAGTATTCATACACCCAACCTAGCGCAATTTCTCAGGCTGGCAGTCAGTCCGGTGGTTTGATGGATATGTATGATCGTTTGTTTGGTGGTAAAGACAAAGCTGCGGCTAAATAAGGATTTACTATGATTGATCGCGAAGTCGCATCCCGTGTTGCCGCATACAAAGGTGACCCACAAGCCCTGCAACAAAAGTATGCTGCATCGCAGCAACTAATTGATCTGTTAGCACTGCAAAAAATTAAATCGGCGCAGGAAGCCGCCGCACGTGAAATGCAGATGCAGATGGCTCAACAGCAAGCCGCTAACGGCGAGTCTAGTTCAACTATCGCGCAACAGCGCGAAAAAGAAGTCATGGACATGACTAAGAATGAACTTGCTCAACAGCGCGGCGACCTTGCACAACAGCAACAGACAGAACAAAAAGAAGCCATGCAGAAGTTAATGGGTGGTATCGCAAGTGCCCCCGGCGCTGCAAGTGCTATGGAACCTAAAGCCATGGCCGCAGGAGGTATCGTTGCGTTTGACGATGGTGGCCCGACTAACAAGGATGAACGCTACAAACGTAAGGAAGGCGAATCATTTGAAGACTTCCGCGCACGTATACTTGCAATGGAGCAAGCGGCCAACCAAGAGCGCCTTAAACGCGAGCGCAGTGAAGTCGAACGTAACCGCCTTATGGAATTGGAAAAACGTGGGGGTGCGGCAATTCCCCCCAGCCCTTACGGTATTAAACGTGACTTAGGTATTGCATCCCTTGCACCTGCCGCGCCACAAGCACCACAAATACCACAAGCAGACCGCTTACCCGTGTCCGAGGCTCAGGCTACTATGCGGGCAGGCCCACAGGCCGCTGTGCCCCCTCCCGCGCCAAAACCAATGGCTCCCCCTCTCCCACAAGCGGCCAAACCTCCTATGCCTGCCGCGCCCCCTAAACCACAACAAGGTTTGGGTGGATTGCAAATGGGGCCACCAGAAGACACAGTGCAAAACGCATTGAATCGTCAAACTCTTTCAGCATTAAACACTAATCCGCAAGCCGATAAATTGGCGGAGGAAAAGCGCATAGAAGACCGCCTAAAACTTACACCCGCGCAACGTGGTATATACGAAGAAGGTATTGCAGGTCTTAGGGGCATGTACGAAAAAGACTTTGACCCCGAGATGCAACGTCGTGAAGGCATCAAACGTTACCTGCTTGGTATGGGGGGACGTAGTCAAGGTGAGTTTGCCGGTGGCGCTGAAACCGCTATGAACTTTGATACCGCACAAAACGCACAAAAACGTGCTCGGTTTAAAGAGTTGCAAGATAAACGCGAAGGTCTTGTCGGGCTTGAGCGTGAGCCAGTTAAGTCCGGTATTGAAACCGGGTTTAAAACGTTTGACCAATCCAGTCAGTTACTTCGTTCAGGTCTTCAGGCCGGTACGGACATAACTAAAACTCAGGCTCAAGTTGCAGACAATGCCGCCATGCGTGAGATTGAAAAACTTAAGATTGGCGCACAAAACGCCGCGACTGCCGCACAGCGCGATGCCAATGATTTTGCTAAACTAACAGGTCACCTGAGCACTATTACAAACAATCGTGCCCGCGCCGAGAATGCCGTGATTAAGAGTTTCCAAAAAGATGCGCAAGCAATCGAGATGGCGCTTATGGCTAACCCTAAAGATAAAGAAGCCTTGGGTAGAAAAGCCGCGTTGCAATTAGAAATTGATGCCGCCGTAGATAAGACTACTAAGCCTTTTGACACGTTGGCCTCCTCTATTCAGGCTAAACTTTACGGTGGTGGACAAGGCGGACTCGGAGGATTTACTGTCCGCGAGAAGCCTACAAAATAAGGAATAGATATGCCGCTATACGAGATAACCGCACCGGACGGGAAGGTCTATGAGATTGAAGGCCCCGCCGGTGCCTCGGAGCGCGACCTAGTCCTAGCCACACAACGCCATATCCGCGACCAACAAACTGCGGATATTGAGCGACGCCGTGCGGCGTTGATGAACCGCCCCCCGGAAGCCCCTGAAACTACATTTGGCGGTAACGTCAAGGAATTCTTTAAAGGTGTAGTCCCCGGCGCAATTGGCTTGGCCGAGACCGCAGGAACTGGTATCGCAGCGTTATTGCCTGACGACACTGAGCGGTCTGCACGGGAAAAAATTAAAGAAATTGCTGGGGTTGCCAAGAAGCCATTTGAAGCAAGTGCAGGGTACGAAGATTCTGTCGGGCGTAATCTTGGTCAAGGTCTGGGCTCAACACTACCGTTCTTTGCGCTTGGCCCTCTCGGTCTAGCAGGGCGGGTAGCTGGTTCAGGTCTTGGTGTTGCCGCAGGTGCAGGTGAAGCCCGTGAAGCCGCTGAAGCCAAAGGTGCCACAGGCGAAGAACGACGCTTGGCTACACAACTCGGTGCGCCTACTGGTTTGCTTGACATTCTTGCCCCACAGATCAAACCATTCAAGAGTCTGATAGGTACTGCACTGGCACGGGGTGGTGTTGAAGGCGCAACAGAAGCCGCTCAGAAGGTTGCGCAGAACCTGATTGCCAAAGGCGTGTACGACCCCAAACAAGAAATTCTTGTCGGTTCCGGCGAAGAGGGCGCATACGGCGCAGGTGTTGGTGCACTAGCCAGTTTGATTGTTGACATGACGATTGGCCGTAAGGCTCGCCGCGCACAACTTGGTGAAGATAGAGAACAGGCACCCCCACCCGCAGGTGAGGAACGTAAACAAGAAACCCAACTGCTTGGGTATGACGCACAGCCGTTTACTCCGGTCATCATGCCGGATGGCTCAGTCATTACTACCCGCGCCGATTACGACGAATATCAGGCAGGCAAGCAAGCCCAATCACGTCAGCGTGAAGAAGACCTACGTACCTCTGACCCCATGGCAGGGATGTCAACATTCGACCGCAACCTTGCAAGGAGCGGAAAGCAAGCAGCGCTGCAAGAGACCTTTGATGAAGTACAGCCTGACTTGTTTGGAGATACATTACCACCGAAGACTCCCCCGGAGCAGCAGGTAGATGAGGCCGCACCAGTTAAGGACGAGCGCCAAGGTGAACTGCCACTGGTAGGTGGCCGCACCCAAGATCAACAGATCATTGAGATGATCGCTGATGAAAAGAATCAGAAAGAAGTTGATAGGGTAAAACAAGCCGCTGATGCACGCAAAGCCGCAGAAGACAAGGCCAGTGAAACCGGACGTTTGAAGTTTGAGTCTGACCTTGCCGAATTGGACGACACTATTACCCGCAAGGAAAAGAAGTCCACCGAAGATCGTCGCCTGCAAGTTCTCTTACCAATGATCAGTAACCCTGACATCAAGGATGTCGGTGCGGCGTTTAAGGCTGAATTAAAACGTCAACGCTATGCAAATACAACGCTGACAGAACGTGAGCAAGAGTTAGTCAAACGCTCAGAAGATTTTAAAGCCGCTAAACCTGTGGCTCCCGAAGTAGAGCCATCTGCACCTGCCCAGAATCAGGCAATGGAAGCACTCATTCCTGAAAAGAAAACAGGACGTGTACAGGAACAACCTAGTTTCCCGGGCATGGGTAAACCAAAGGGTGCCGCACCCCAAGCCTTCTCTGACGAAGAACTTGAAGGTCAAGCCGTTCCGTTCGGCACTGTACTAACGCCTGAGATTCTTGACCGCACCGGATTGCCTAAACAGTCAGGGTTTTATCGCCAACTACTCAACAAAGACATGGCTGACCCCGCACAGCAACCGCAAGTTGCGGATGTGTTGGTGCGTGTACGTAGTAACCCTAATCTATCCCCCGCAACCAAGCAAGCCATTGAGGGTGTTGCAATGCAAGCCTTTGGTGGACTAGCCAAACAAGGCGAGATGTTCGGCCCTCGCGGTAAGGTCTTAGCGCCCACGACTAAGGAGAAAACAAATGCCGCGCCACGAAAGCCAACTACCCCTGATGCAGATACCGGTAAAGCAACTGGAACTAGCGATGCAGGTAATAAACCAAGCGAACAACCGAAGAAGCCTGTTCGACCCGCTAGTGATACCAAACGAACTGAAGCACCTGCAAGCACTGGAGTGGCAAGCGGTAAGCGACCTACTGGAAGCGTTACAGACAGAAAAGACGTGGGGACAACTCCATTAAAAACGGAGAAGAAGCCCGAGCCCACAACCAAGTTTGAGACTAAGCCCAAAGCTACTACCGCGCCCAAGGCTACACCTGCGCCCAAAGCTACACCCAAGGCTACACCCAAGGCTGAAACTAAGCCCGAGGGTAAACCCGAGGGTAAACCCGAAGGTAAGCCCGAGATTAAGGGTGTGGTCAAAGATTCTGCCATGTACGATGCACTGGCTAAAGAAGACAAGGCCAAGGCTATCGACTTCCTTGCAGCGGACATGTACAACGCGATGTATCCTGAAAAGAACGCATCCAAAGTACTGAATGAGATCAACAGCCAACTGACGGCTGGCCAAATTCCTGATCCAAAGTTTGGAAAAGAAGGAGCGTTCGTTCCCGGAATGGGTGGTAAGCATGCCGAGGCATACTTTAATTCCCTGAGTGATGCTGATCGCAAGGCCCTGATCGACCGCTTACAGCACTACTTCATAACAAGTGAGGTGAAGACTGCCGCACGTTTGGCAGAACTTAACGCCAAGCAAGCCCTTGATCGCGCAGTGCAAGAGCAAATGGATAGCGAACTTGACTTGCTCAAAGATGCCGTAGCCCTGACTCGCCCATTGCACCCTGCCATCATTGCTGTGGCTAAGTCGGGCAACCTGCTTGGTGCGCTTCGCATGATTGCAAATCAAAACCTTGGACGTACGTCGACTGCCGCACAGCGACTGTCTGAAGTTATTGGGGACACAAAAATTAAGTTTGTCAAGAACTTAAAGAACGCCTCCGGTCAGCCCGTTGCCGGACGCTACGACCCCAAGACAGACACGATTAGTATCGATGCCGGTGAGGTGCTTGACCTACACACTTTACTGCATGAAGTAACGCACGCTACTACGTCACATGTCCTAGATAATAAGTCGCACCCTTTGACTAAACAACTTACAGAGTTGTACAACAATGTCAAAGGCTCACTAGACACAGCATACGGCGCGCAATCGTTAGATGAATTTGTTGCTGAAGCGTTCAGTAATCCTGCGTTCCAAGCCAAGTTAGCCGCTATCAATCCCAAAGGCGAGCCTATCTCCGCATGGCAACGCTTCAAAACATCGGTTGGTAACTTTATTCGTCGTTTGATGAATATGGAAACAAAGAGTCCAAACTCTGCGCTTGACGCTACCGATGCAATGATTAACGAGATTCTTTCCCCTGCACCCGAATTCCGCAGTGGGGATGTGTTGTACGCCGCCGCTTTGCAAGGTAGGGGTGGCAAACTTCTTGATGGATTGAGCGAAAGCTATCACGAACTGCCATACATCAGCGCGGAGTGGAAAGGCCGTATTGACGAGTTCTTCACGGGTACTACACCCAACGCAATTAAAAACATTGTACGCAGTGCACTACCGCTTAACGCATTGGTCGACGTAGCGAAAAAATACATCCCGATGGCAAATAAGTTGGATGTGCTTGTGGGGGAACGCGCAGGGTCAGAGAACGCCCGTAGTCAATCTATTGAGCCAATTATTGAGCGTGTGGAAAAATGGGCAAAAACCAATTCCGATAAGGTAGACGCCCTCAACAACGTCATATATACAAGTACGTTAGAGCAAGTTGACCCATCCAAGCCCCGCGCCGAATACGCTAAAGATGCGGAGAAGTTAAAGGCTTGGGATGCCATGCAAGCCGACTGGCGCAAACTTGGCGAGAGCGGTCACTCTGTGTACAACCAGATGCGTGACACGTACAAGAAGATGTATGAACAAGTCAAGGACGTACTTGACGCACGTATTGACTCGGCTATCGAGGACAAAGGCACTGCCAATAAAATTAAGGCCGAAGTCTACCAACGCCTGTTTGCAAGTGGTCATATCGAACCTTACTTCCCACTTACTCGTTCAGGTAAGTACTGGCTGTCATACAGCGCGGTCGACCCACGCAACGGCAACCGAGAGTTTTACGTCGAGGCATACGAGACTAACTATGCTCGCGACCAAGCAATCAAGGAACTCAAGGCTGACACGTCAGCCAAGGCTGACGACGTACAGAAGTTTGCCAACGCAAACCAAATTAACTACCGCCGCGCACCCGCCACATCGTTTGTAAATGGGGTGTTACGTACATTGGAAGCCAACAAGGTCAACTCGGATGTCACTGAAGAAGTGATGCGGTTGTTCTTAAACACCCTGCCTGAGACATCGTTTGCTCAGTCATTCCGTCGACGTAAAGGAACGCTAGGTTTCCAACACGATGCGATTGGTGCGTTGCGTACAAAGACGTTTAGCCTGTCCCGCCAACTCTCTAACATGGAATATGGTCAGAAGTTTGAGCAACTGCGCACTGAGATCAAAGACTACGTCCGTAGCCAAGGCAACCAAGAAGAAGCCGTGCAGTATATGGATGAGATGGATGCACGTATTGACTATGCGATCAGCCCCAACGTACCGCAGTGGTCTAAGTTAGCCACATCGTTTGGCTTTAACATGACGCTCGGTTTCAACGTGTCGTCAGCCATCGTCAACTTGGCGCAAGTCCCGCTGGTTGTGATGCCTTACTTGGGTGGTAAGTACGGATACGGTGTTACAGCAACGGCTATTGGCCGGGCCGCTCGTATTTTTACAGGCAGTGGGTTTGACCGCGAAGTAGAAATGTTAGTGCCCACCGATAAGGGCGAGAAGATGGTAAAGGTCAAGGCTTTCCCATCCATGGACAACTACGATTTCTCCAAGCACCCTGAGTTGAAGCACCTTGAAACTTTGGTCAAGGTAGCCGGTGCACGTGGTCAGTTGAACCGCTCACAGGTATACGACATCCTTGACGTAGGCGAAGAGAACAACTTGCTCACCAAGGTCAATGCCGCTTCCGGTTTCGTTTTCCATCATGGCGAACGCATGAACCGACAAGTTGCACTGATTGCGGCTTACGAGTTGGAACTCAATCAGATGCGTAAGAAGGGTCGCACCCTTGACGCCAAGGCAGAACAAGAAGCCGCTGACTATGCGGTGTACGTAACAGAACTTACTAACGGTGGTACAGCCGCCGCCGCTGCGCCGCGTATCGCTCAAGGGCCTTTGGGTAAAATTCTTTTCATGTACAAACGTTACGGCGTGTCTATGTACTACATGCTGTTTAAGACCGCACGGGATGCACTAAAAGACCAAGACCCCGAAGTCCGCAAAGCCGCCATGAAACAGATTGCAGGTATCTACGGCTCTGCCGCCCTGATTGCCGGTGCATCCGGTGTACCGATGTTCGGTGTTGCCGCCATGGTCTACAACATCTTTAAGGGTGATGATGACGATGATATGGATACAGCCGCACGTAAGTGGATGGGTGAGTTGTACTACAGTGGTCTTGGTAATGCTGTGTTTGGCGTAGAGATTGCCAATCGTGTGGGTCTGAGCGACTTATTGTTCCGCGACACCACCACAAAACCAAGCGATAGCGTCTTATTGAGTCTGATGGAGCAAGCAGGTGGCCCTGTGCTTGGTGTTGTAAGCCGAATGGAACGTGGCCTAAACTTGATCAACGAGGGCTACACCCAACGCGGTGTCGAGCAGATGCTCCCGTCTGCAATGGGTAACATGTTGAAGTCCATGCGTTTTGGTACTGAAGGTGCAAACACCTTGCGTGGTGACCCTATCACTGGTGACCTTGGCTATTGGAATACGTTTGCTCAGTTCTTTGGTTTCGCCCCTGCCGAATACACCCGTCAGTTGGAAATCAATAGTTCGCTGAAGAACATTGAGCGCAAGGCCATGGAAGACCGCACCAAGTTACTGCGCAACTTTTACATTGCCACCCGCAATGGCGACGGGCAAGAACGTGCAAGTGTGTTGCAGAAGATGCTTGACTTCAATAAGAAGCACCCGACTGCGGCAATTACACCCGACACGATTGACAACTCTATGGCACAGCACATGCGGACAACCTCCGAGATGTACCACGGCATTACACTTAATAAGTCACTGCGACCTGAATTGATGCGTAATATTCGCGAGTACGACGACGAAGACGAGGAATAAAAAATCCCCCGCTTATTAGGGCGGGGGATAAACTCCTCTAAGGAGAACGAAGGAGACAGGCAACCTGCTCGGTCGGGATAGTATCACAGTCGTCTCCAAATGCGAACCCCCCACCTGCTATCCTCAATACGGGGACGGTATTCCACCACCCAATAACGTCTTTGGGTAATATCATAGACCTGCCGCACGCACTCCAAGGTGTTTATACATGGTATAAACACAGACCCACCTATCGGGAAGTTATCCCAATCGAGGACAAACCGCACCCCATCGGGTGCAAGATCGTCAAGGTGTAGCCTGTTTTTGGAGGAGCGCGGCGGTTGTCGCCATACTTTGCTCAGTTTCATCGTCCATAAATGATGAGCAGTCCACAGTAATTGCATCGACGGGTGGCCAGTTTGAATGGGTGCCTTTACCCAAACGAACCTTTTCCTTCTTTGCTTTCGTGCGTCCTGTTTTTAGGCCATCAACAAATCCACCATAGTTGATCTGTTGTTTACCGCACCACTCTTTGAGCGGCTTGGGCAGAAGGTACAACCTTTTAATGTCGTACTCGTACCGAGCCACAAAGTTCATTCGTGGTACGGCCTCGGGGTGAATCAGATGATCTAACCCTGTTGCTTGTTTACGTGCATCATCCGTACTCTTGATACGCAGGATGCCGTTGTAGTGGTCAGCCAAGAAGTCTGTCAAGATGCTTTCAACATCAACACCCATCTCGGCCATGTCGGTACGTGCGTCTTGCATGACCTTGATAATCCACTGCACGATTGGTGCAATCTGCCAGTCAATCAAACCCAACTTCTTACCCAACATCAGGCCAGTAATCGAACGTGATGCTAAGACAGACCAAAAGCGGTTATCGGCTTTGAGGCCCGCCGCTATGTCAATCTTGCGTTGAGTTGTCAGGGCAAGTTCTTTTACCGGCTCCAGATTGTTCATGACATACTGGAGATAGGGTACAGCCGCCACCCCGTAGTGTTCCTTGATTGCGGCACTGAACTTGTCTGTCTCTTCCTTGGTTTCGAAGTTGACAGGTATGGCTTTGTATTCCAATACCCGTTGGGCTTCTGCTTGTGGCAGAGCCTTATACAACGCGATACGCTCAATCATGCTGGTATTACCTGTCGTACCAAACAAAGTTTTCCATGGCTTACCACGTACCCGCTCAACGTTACCTTTAGGCCCCATGCGGTTTCGTTGCATACCACTAGGAAGTTGATAGGCAAAGTCAGACAGGTCTTTCGGTGCGGTGTTGGTCATCTCATCCATGTACACGCACAGGTTTTTGTAGACCTCAGCGCGGTTCATCTTTGAGTTGTACGTATCACGCTCTTGGAGCATAGTCAGTTCAGGGTCACCCCATATCGAGGCACCTGCCAACATTGCTGTTGTCTTACCAAGACCGGAACCTTTGCTGTATATGTGAAACGCCGCCGCATTGATTGGTTGAAACTCCATCAACACCGCACCGAATGACATACCAACTATGAATTGGTGCATCTCCATACCGGCCTTGTTGTAGAACGACATGGTTTTCTTCCACTCTTCCAACGAACCTTTTGGGTTGAAGGCAGGGAATAGACCCGCAGTTGCACTTGAAGGTGAATTGATCTCAACGCGATCTTTGAACACTTCCATATTGCCAAGGCAAAAGGATGTGCCCTTGTCATCTGTCCAACCAAACTGCCTACGTGCTTCGTCAGCTTCGGCCGTAAACTGTAACTCGTTTACCCATCTCATTGTGTACTCCATTAACTCGCCCACGTTCAAGACGGCAACGCCATGCGAGGCTAAGTATTTTCTGAACTCATCTTTAGTTCCTACCGCAGTCAGAGGCAACGTAAATTCACGTACCCCGTCTCTTGGCAGGTGCAGTCTCATCACTAACGCTTCACCCATCTCGGGGTCTTTCAAGCGACGAACAACGTACAGGTCATTGAAATAAACCATGACGTCTTTGTCCTCGCCTTCAGCGTTCTTGGAGTGCTTGAACACTCCACCATTCTTCCCACGGAAATACGGGTGGGGGTACTTGGGTATGTTGTACTTGATAGGGGTTGCGTTGTGGATACCTAGCGGCTTTTGCACCACTACGTTATCCGCTTCCTCAGCCTCTTGTACTTCTCGCCCAAGCGAAATGGGTGACTTGATCTTGCCCCAATGTTGACAGTTCGTGCAGACATCAGGGCGGTACTCGTCAAAGCGTTCGCACAGGTATGGGCCTTTGATCAGGTCAACCTTGGCTTCAGTACGCTCGGCAGTGTATTCCTCATGGTTGCATGAAATCTTGTGGATGGCTTTGCCCCCATCAACACAGAACTTAGCAATAGATAATGCGGCTCGCCACAGTGGTTCAGAGATGTTGTTTTGATTCATCACCGCTTCGCCAATCTGTGCACACCCGCTACCTGCCTGAGTCTTAATCAGGATAGTTTTAAAGCGGCTGATGTAACTACCCGACAGGGCTTGCATCATTGCGTCCGCTTCACGGGGCGCGTACTTCTTGGATACGGGCGGCACCTCATCATCTCCGATCAAGTTGCAGAACAACTCAAACGGGATTGGGTCGGCAGGGGAGCCGATAAACACCACAGCTTTCGGCGGGGTGTCTTTGTGATTGTGCGTCAGGGGAACTCTAAGTACCCGAGCCGCGTCAGCAGTAACCGCAGGGTCACCATACATATTGTGTTCACGGCATAGTCTTTTGAACCGCTCCGCAACAGGAATCCATGTTTCACGTGAAACAGATTCGGTCAGTGGCCAGTACACGTGGATACCACGCCCTGAATTTACGAGTGTTGGCTTCGGTAATCTTACTGTTTTGCAGAACGTGCGTAGTGCTAGTAACGCGTCTGCCTGTGTTTCGTAGTCCTTTGACGGCCCACAGTCTAAATCTAAGAAGAACGACCTGAGTTGTTTTACGTTGGGTACTTTACGAGACCCCGCCTCTTCAAACGTACCGAGTGCAAAATACGCGTCATAACCTTCGTTGTCCAAATTGTGGGCGGCATGGATGACTTCATCAAGAGAACTGTAGAACTTCTGCACTTTGCGTTCGTCCGATAAACGACCCGCAAAGACACAGTAGTGCCCAGTGTCTCCCAACACTGCCTCCAAAAATGTTTTAGTTTCCATATCCGCCGATAGTTAAAGTGAAAGAGATAACCGAAAGGTGGGGGTACCGGAATGACAGGTCGTCTGCAAGCTTTCAAAAAGCATACCCCGTCAAACTTTCCCCCCGAATCTTCAGTCGTCCCAATCACCCACGATGTCAGCAATATCAGACTTCTCAGCCGCAGGGGTTGCGGCCTTCTTTGTTACCTTGATAGGCTCTTCCACTACTTCCTCGGCTTCAACTTTAGCAGGTGCGGCTTTGGGTTTTGGTGCAGGGGCAGGTGCGGCTTCGATGGCTTTCGGTGCGGGAATCACACCATCCATCTGAGACACGTTCAAAGTGATTGCCTTGACAGTGTCAGCGTGATCACGCATCTCCAAGGCGGCTTTCAACTCGTGCTCTTCCAATGCGCGTACCGGCTTGAAGATCAACTTAGGTGTTGCGCTGTCAATATCAAAACGCATCTCGGTCACGATACTAATGGCGTGTGTGTTGTGTGCCTTGAGGTAGCGACCATAGGCTTGCAGTGGCATCTTCTTACCTTCTGCATCACCGAACACTGATGTTGATGGCAGGTTGATTTGATAGACTTCTTGCTTGCTCAACTCGCTCTCAATCATCACAGCAATACGCTGTTGGAATCGGCAAGCGCGGCCTTCACCACTTGATGCAGAACCCTTAACGTGTTGTGGGCAATCTTTGCAGAATGACGCCTGACGCTGATCTTGTGGAACAGCGGAGTCGGGGCGTTGGGTATCAGACGACCAACATGTTGGCTTTGTGATCTTGCCCTTTTGGTACACGCCCTCAAAGAACATGCGGGATACGGGTGCGGCATTAACCAACACAACGTTCATTGCACGATCTTCGCTAACGCGAACTTCTTTACCGCCAATGAATTCGCGGAATGCACCGCCTTCAATGGAGATGCGACGATTGCCGCTACCTGTGCTACCCGCAAGGGTGCTTGTCAGGTTGTCTTCGATACCGCTAAGTAATGCAAGGGCGGCGTTGTTGGGTTTACCAAAAATTGTTAAATCGCTCATTTCGTTCTCCAGTTAAATATCTCTATCAGTTGTTTCAAAATCAAGTTCAAGTTGGACGGGTAGTCCAACGTCAGGTTCAATCATCTTCACGTCGTCCTTGGGCTTGCTAGAAAGGGCGGCTACCACTTGAGACACATTGAAACGATAGGTGTTGCCTATTTTTACGTATGTATCTTTAGGGATATAGCCCTGACGCAACCAAGCACGTACAGTTGAGACTGAGACCGTGAAGTGTTTAGCCAACGCTTCGATCGGCACAAACGGCTCTGTCATCATTTCCTCCGTACAGTTATGGTGTATTCGCTATCCACGTTGAGACCCGGTGGTAGCAGTTCGGGGTTGGCTTCAAGGAATTGTTTCATGTTTCCCTGATGCAAACGCTCATGTAGAAGTTCGGGCACACCCTGCTCTACAATAAATTTACGCATGGACTCCCAATCGCTCGTCCAATAGTTAGCCTTGACAGTGCGGTAGAACAAACCTTCTTCCGTACGCACACTCTCGATGTTCTGTTCCTTGCAGTATGCAAGTAAAGCCGCTTTGACTTTGTCCATCTGACCCTTGAGAATTTTTTCCCCTTCCTCGTAGGCGATACGGGCTTCGTCGTGCTTGGCCTTCATCTTTAAATATACCTTGACCAATTTTTCAACTGGTACTTTGGCTGTTTCTTCTGTCATTTCGTTCTCCGGTTGGTTGTTGGAATCTTTATTATAGTGGCGTTTTCTCCTTTATTCAAGTATTTCTTTGTAAAGATCAACTATTTTTGTGTGAACATCTATTTTATTATCTAATAAGTTGTATACGTGTCTTTCTACACCTGACCCGACGAGTTGTACCACTGTTGTTGGGTGTCGCTGACCCGAGCGGTGCACTCGGGCGTTGGCTTGTGCGTAGGTCTCAAGGGATGAAGTTGGCCCCCACCACACCACAGTGTTCGCGGCTGTCAGGGTTACACCATGGGCGGCTGACTGAGGTTGGATGACAAGCACTCGTGTGTCGTTGGGGTCGGTTTGGAACCTGTTAAAGATGTCGGTGCGCCTGTTCAAAGGCACATCACCACTGATTACTTCAGTCTTAATACCTTCATCATTGAGTTTGTCTGTCAGGATAGTGATCACGCTCTTAAAGGGCACAAACACCAGCACCTTTTGGCTTGCTTCCTCAATAACTTCTTTCAGTACGGCATAGCGATTCTTAATGTCGAACTCAACGGTTTCGCCCGTATCGGTGTACACCGCGCCACAAGATATTTGTAGGAGTTTGCTCATGTTGACGGCAGCATTGACTGACGTGATCTCTTCCCCTGCGGCTTGCACTACCATGCGCTTCTTCAATAGGTCGTAGTACTTCTGCTGTTGCTTGGTCAACTCGACTGTTCGCTTGACATACGTCATGTCCGGTAAGTCTAAGCACTCATCCTTGGTAAACCTGATAGCAGGTTGCAAGGCGTTAAACACTGTGTTTGTTGCGTTCTCTTTAGCCATCCACTTAAAGTTGGTCAGCTTGAGCATGACCATGTCCCTAAAGGATGAGAAGAAACGTGGCACACCTTGGGGGTTGACTAACTTAGCCAAGCCGTAAGCATCAAGGGGGGATTGCGCGGCAGGAGTACCCGTTAGCATCCACAACCATGTATCGGGTTTGATAAGGTCGTTCAGTACTTTCCACCGCTTCGTCATGCTGTTCTTATAGGCGTTGGCCTCATCGACAACAATCAGGTCAAACCCGCCCCGTGAGATGTCATCGGCCACAATTTCAACGCCGTCGTAATTGATGATTACAAACTCTGATGCGCCGTTAATGATGGCTTGGCGTTTGTTCTTTGCGCCATAAGCAATGTCTACCGAGCGGTGCATGGCAAACTTAAATAGATCGGCTCTCCATGCGGAATCCATGATTGACAAGGGGCAGATCACTAGCACACGTCGAATACGCTTTTGCTTAAGCAGATAGTCTGCCGCCCAAATGACTGAGCCTGTCTTGCCTGTGCCCTGCTCGTTTAGGCAGAACGCACGTTTGTTGAGGGTAAGGAAAGCGGACGTTGTTTTTTGGTGATCAAAGGGTTTGTACTGACCCGGCCAGTTGTACTGTCCCAAGATGGGACTAGGCACCCCTTTGATCTTGAGGTTGCGCAGAACTTGGGCTTCGTCTAAACCCCACTTGACAACAACTTGATTGTTGGATAGTTCTTTGCTTTTCGGAATGACTGTAGTGACACGTTGCGGGTTGCGCAGTGTCAGCAACAATGCCTTGTTGTCTATGATTTCCAATTCGTTCTCACTTATTTTTTATAAAGCATATCGAGCAGAATGGGGTCTCCAATCTGCTCGATATACCAACTTACTCTTGTCAGTTCCTGCGCGAAAGTCTACGCATGCTGACTGGTGCGGTTAAAGGGTTGAAAACAGTCAACTAGAAACACCCCGAACGGCACACTCACACCTAACTGCCATTCTATTAAATTCTAATCTAACCTATCATTGAATTGCCGTCAAGCAAATTTTGATTGTCGTATCCATTTTGTTGCGACCCACTTCACACCACTCGTAACAGGTTCACCGCAGTGCAATGTTTTTGTGGCAGGGGTTGGTGTATCGTAGCGGAAAAGTAAGGCGTTACCTTCGTTCGCATGTACGGATATACCCGCATGTGGGAACGTTGTCGCACCCCCACCTTCCGGTGTATTCAAGTACATCAACAACGTAGCAATACGTTGCCCACCACGTTTGATGTGATGCGGTGTTGTCTCACGCTCAGGGTTGAAGTAGTCGTAGTGCTTGCGGTACTCTTGCCCTACGTCATAGCGCAGGATTTGAATACCCTCACCATTCTCCACGGGCAGTCCGGTCAAGTTACTGATACGTTGCTCAATACATGTGACAAGGTCGTTCTGCCCACGCTTCAAGAACATGGATGAACTTGTACGGGCTTCATGTAACACGGGCTTGCCCGATGCGCGATCAACAACCTTAGAGAACTTCATGTGCCCCTCGGCACGGGCTATCAACTCAGCGCATTCAGTTGTGGATAGAAAGTTCCCGTACACCACGGCGTCAGGAACTTTGATTGTGATCAGGGGCGTCACGGTTTTTTACCACCCGCCTCACGAACGCTGTGCCCATTACGTGCTCGGTTCTTTGCGGGTGTCAACAGACGTATGCCCGTCTTATTAGAGCCGCCTTTTGACAGCATCTTGACGTGGTCAATATCCTTACCTTCACGCTTGTCAGCCTTGCCGTTCCCATTCTTGTCGGGGGAACTGGCATCCATCTTTCTACGCGCACGTTGGCGTTCCATACGCTCGTCAAGTTCGCCACGCGCCTTCTGCTTCTCGTACTCGTGTTTGTAAGGTCTAGGTGATTTGGTATATGGCATCATGCCCTCCCGTTATGTGGACAACTCAACACCACACAATGCTTCTTACACAGCCCTGACGGGCGTGGGTTCCACACATTACTGGTGTACGCAAACTTCATGCGATCATAATCCCTAAGCCACTTCTGCCACAAGACGGGCTCATCTTCTTTGGAATAATTTGCCTTGGGGAATGACCGCGCAATGACGAATAGCAAGCCCCCTCGGACGCGTTTGATCTCGGGAAAGAACTTGAATATAGCCAAGGCCATGAGTTCAAGTTGCCCCTTGTCAGCGTACTTGTCAGACTTGCCTGTTTTGTAATCTAGCACCCGCGCCTCGCCCTTCTCTCGGTCAAGGATGATCAGGTCAGCGATACCTCGCCACCACACGTTCGGGTCTTTGAAATCGCACGGCTCAAGGTTTTCGGTGAGTCCCATCTCGAACTCACATAACTTCTCACCATGTAGTTGGTTAAGGTTGTCCAGCGCCCCCTTCGCGAACTTAAACGGCTCGGGTAGGGGGGTGCCATCTTTGATGTAAAACTCAGCCGCCTCATGGAAACGTGTCCCGTAGTGCATCGCCTCCGTCTCCTGCTCCTTGAAGTCTTTGACCACCTTTAAGTGATAGTACTTCTTGGGGCACTGCTCAAATGTCTTGATCGACGAAAACGACCACGCCGGTAACTTATCCATTAACAATCTCCGTATGACTTGCCATAGCCTGACTCACAATTAACGGGGAGGCCCGTAGCCCACTCGGGAACCCACCGCATGCAATCTTCTACATACAACTTGGCTTCCTCAACTTCAACGTTACGCACAACAATGGCGATAGCGTCATGCACAGTCAGCACAACTTTGTATCGCTTACCAATACGTAACATCTGCTCCGCTATGATACACCTAGCGATGGCTTGGCACACGTTCTCAATAACTTTTCCACCATAAATACGGGTGCGACCTTTACGGGTTTGGTAGTGGAACTCCACCCCCTTGTCTGTCTCGGTGAACCGCAGGTCGTCATACCGCATCAGCAGACCACTCGGCAAGCGGATTGCACTCTCAGCAGGAACCAACTCAAGCACACCAGCCCGGCCAAGCGGAGATGAATCACCTCTTGACAAGTTCACAAGCCCGTTCTGAGCCTGACGCCATAGGCGTACCACGGCATCGTTTGTCCTGCGGTAAATATCAATGATGCGTCGGGACTCTTCCAACTCAATCTCTACGCCCATGCCCTTCAACTGCAACTGAAACTTCGGTGCGCCCATGCCGTACCCTGCGCCAAGAATCGTAGTCTTACCTACAAACCGCTCATCCTTTGTAATCTCGAACTCGGGTTTACCATAGATAGCGGATGCCATCTTCTTGTAAACGTCTTTACCTTCAGCGAACGCCATGACCAAATCATCTTGCCCCGCAAGCCAAGCCAATACACGTGCCTCAATCTGTGCGGAGTCAGCATCAATGATTGTGTAACCCTCGGGTGCAATGATCGACTTCTTTAACTTGTTACCATTCGCACCACGACTCGGTAAGTTCTGCATGTTAATCTTGTCATCACCACCGAACCTGCCAGTGTGTGCGGCATAGTATCTGATTGGAACCGGCAGACTACCGCGCTTGGCAATGTCAATGAACCGCTGTGTGCGTGTTTCTTCTAGCGTACTCTTAGTGCCAAGACGTGCGGCAACCAACGCTTGCACCCTGTCGTCAGGGTGATCGGCTAACGCCTTGAACTCTTCGTCTGTCTTAGCAAATGCCCACGCTTGCTTGCCTGTCTTTGCGCTAATCTTCATGGGCGGCTCAACACCAAACGATTTGAGCAGTTCACCGAACTTGTCATTGGACATAAGTTCAGCCTTGTCCACACCGCTACTCTCAAGCAACGCTTCTTTACGTGCCTTCGTCTCAACCAAATGTTGCTCAAGCATCTCAAGGTCTAACTCAAGCCGTGGCTCGATGAACATGCGCAGGGTCAGGTCAATGATCTTCAACTCTTGCTTGGGAAACTTACGTGCCATCTTGTTAAACAGCGCGTACGTTAACTCCACATCGTTGATGCAGTAATCACCATAGCGAGACAGTTCCTCTTCGGTGAAATCGGCGCGGTGTTTCCCAAGGGCGTTTACAACTTCAGTGCCCTTCTCGCCCAACTTGTACCTCTCTGCCAACGCCTTGAGTGAACCGCCCACCTCCACGCCATGTAGAGCACGCCCCATACACAAAGTATCAAGCCAAACACGAGGATAAATACCAAAGCGCCAATTAAGAATAGCACCATCGAACAGTGTGTTGTGAGCCAAGACCATTGAGTCTGCCCAATTGAATGACTTCTGCAACCAATCCCTGATTTGTTCATGCGTACCACTTGCCCACACAGTTTCTTCGTTGTTGACTTTTACGCCAACACCAATGACTTCGAACATGTCACTGCGTACATATTCCTCAGTTGTAATCTTCGAGAGTGAGAACTCCCTGTCGTAATAAGTTTCAAAGTCAATCGTGATTAGATTCATCTTCTTCTCCATCGTCTATTTGTGGGTCACCTTTGTAAGCGTACGTGCTTGACATCATCTCGTCGTAGTTGAACTCTTTCTCAAAGCATTCACGTGCCGTGATTAGTTCGTCGCTTGCGCCTACTCGGGTATCGTTGTAGACAAACAACTTCTTAGGAACCTTGACCGCCTCATTCAGAAAGTCAATGCCATGCGGTGTGATCTGCCACATGCCTGATGTCTTAGTCTTGCGCGGTGCACCCTCCTTAATCTCTTCCTTGGTCGGGGGCGGTACGTATCTTTGTGCCACCAGATTCCAATGCTTAAGAGTAGATATAGAGTAAGAACGCATGACGTAGCGCGGGGCACGTGCAGGTACGTTAATCCACTTATCACCCGATACGATATGCTCGTGGTGTAGCCATATCAACGCCTTGACCATACTGCCTGTCAATGGCAGGGTGTTGATCTTCCCCCACTTATCACATACGGCACAGTACCCACCCTTGTGTTCGGTTGTTTGTTTCCACGCACCGCGCAGTATTGCAGTGGCTTCGTTCAGTTCGTCGTTGCTTATCATCTTCGTTCTCCATTTAATTTATCGATCGTTACTCGTTTAGTCCAACAAAGGGCGCAGTGCCATCTATTGGGGCTCATCTGTATGCCACCTTCCGGGGGCCTCATCTCTTCACACTTGTTACATAACTTGTATTGATGTACGGGCTGTCGGCTACCACCAATATCAAGTTGACGTTTAACAAAACCACTCATGTCTTCATGTTCCTTACAAATACCGCAAAGGACGCGGCGGTGTCGCCAAAGGGCATCTTGTCGAACTCTTTGGCAACTTCTTCTAGTGTGGCGTTACGCTCCGTAAAAATTGCAGTTTTCAACCTATCCCGCCATTCAGCCTCAAACATCTCAATGGCATGTTTGGGTGTGTACACATAAGGCTGTCCCTCGATGTTCCGCAGTATCTGCTTGCCAAGGTTGCTGTGTTTCTCCACCGCGTTAAAGGCTTCATCTTCTTCCGGTGTCCAGTCAGTCATGTGTTCTTCTCCCCATCAGGTCTAGGACAATCGGTTGGCGGGATAACAATGCACCACACAGCCTTGTACTGCTTACGTGGTGCGGGCTCCCATCGGTCGATGTATACGTCAGGCATGTTCTTTAAAACCTTTCTGATATTGGTTCGTGTACAGCCTGACACCTCAGCAAGTTCTTCTAAGGTCAGGCCATCAGCCGCTTCCCGCAAAGTGGCTCGCGTTCTTTTGGTTACAGTCATTCTCATACGTCAGGTCAGGTGTCTGACTTTGATGCGGTGCATGATGCGCTCGAAAAGCGGCTTGGGGGGCTCTATCAACGCGGTCTGTAACATCTCAGCAAACACGCCCTCATCTTGTAGTGGTTGCTTGCGTTCGTAATGCACACCGATCTTGACCTTGCCTGTGTCGTATGGGGTTTGTCGATATTCATTCATGGTATTGCCTCTAGTACTTTCGTTACTTCGTTTAGGTTTTCCTCGTTGACAACCCACACCAAGCCACCTTGCTTAGTGATAGCGTCAATGTTCTTTTGTTGTAATGGGGTCGGCTTGTTGTTCCCTGCCTTGCACTCAATGGCAAAGAACGTACCACGGAGACACCCAACAATGTCGGGCACCCCGCTACCACCATATCCCCCTGTGACGGGGTAGAAATAATAGGCACCCAACGCTTTGAGTTGGGCTACTACTTTAGCCTTGACCTTTGCTTCAGGCGTTTGTGCCACCGAACCACCCCTTGACACGTTGCCACAATGTTGGAGGCGTGGGCTCAACCATGGTGATCTGATACTCACCAAGTTTAGGCATAGGTGCAATCGGAGGGGGGCTCCATACGGGGGGCGCAGAGATGCCAGTTCCCTGTTTGCCCAAGGCACCAAGCCCCTTGGACTTGTTGATTTGATAGCGTACGTTGTACACCACCTGTGGTTTGCATTTGAGTTGAGCCACAATGTATTTGTTGTTGTGGCCTTGCTCGATCATTTCGCGTACCCGTTGGGTAGCAGACTTCTTCTTACGCATTTTAGTTTCCTTCGTTCTTAGTTAAAAAATGTTAGGGAGTCCCTAACAACACATCACACAACGCCATCGGGCTTGTATACCCAATACACGTCACGAGATATTCTGCGACCGACACCTTCCACTTCTTCTGTTGGAGGGGTGCTAGTCATCATCATCAATACAGCAAGGCGTTCCTGTACCCATTTGGGTAGGACGTCAGCGTTAATATAATGCCCATCATGGATGGTGTCAACACCCATTCCGAAACAAACAACATCAACGCCATCAGGACAAACACTTACTCGGTAGATACTGTCGTCAGTAACCACGGGTATGTTCTCCAACATCTTGAATGACATACTGCGTATGTCCACCTGCCATACCCTGTTGAGTAAGCGCAGTCGATCGTCCCGCGATACGTGTTCTGTTATCAGATAGCGTATCGCCTGATTGATAGTTACACCTTCTTGGAACTCTTTCATGTACGATCAACCCAAAACGTAGTATCAGATACCTTCATACCTACGTCCTCGACGTAGTGCCCCTTGTCTACCATACCCAAGGTCGCGACCTTCTCCGCGATGTCCTCGGGCAAGTCCTCCATCTTGAATGTTTGTGTGGCGTTTGTGTCCTTGATATTGTGTACCTTCCTGACATCATCCACAGTCATCACGTTGCACAGTAACTCTTCACCGCGCAGTACCACACTTACAAAGTATGCGTTGCGTTTCTTGGCTTCGGCTTCGTGCAATGCAGTTACCGCCCTCTTCCACTTGCCCACCTTGTCCTTCAAGGTCTCGGATGCAAACTCATAGCCCAAGTCGTACAGTGCAAACAACTCATTGCGTAAGTCGTTAAGCCCTATCGCGGCGTCCTTCGCATCACGTGCCTCAGACGTGGCTGTCCACACATTGTTGTGTACCTTGCTTTGGTATACCTCGAACACCACGTTAGCCGCTTCATGCGGTGCGTATGGTCGCATGACTTTCTTCACAGTTTTCATGATGCGGTCTAAGTCGTCAGACGTTACCATGTAGTACTGATCGCGTTGCGAGTCAAACTTGTTGTTCTGTAGTAGCCGTGAGTACACACCGAACTTAGATTCTGAACTACCCTTCACAGCGTAGTCGGCATATCCCACACGCATCATGGCGTACTCATGCTCAGGCATGTACACCCACACCTCTGCTAGTGCCTGACGATTCGTGCCGTGAATGAACTCACCCTTGATAGTCTTGGCAACACCGAACTTCACATGGCGGTTGGCCTTGAGGATAGCGTCGCAGAACGTGCCTAACTTCTTACCAACGTGCAGTCCGTCAAACACCCGCGTGTTATTGATGTATATCTGCATAGCATCTTTGGTTGCATCGTCTGTCGTTAAGACACGATTATTGAACCGCTCGATGTAATCGGCAGTATCTTTATTGATACGTGCTACTGTAGTGTGAATGTATGACATATTAAATCTCCTTCGTTTCTTGCATGTGTAAAAATTTATTCATAGCGTAGTTGTACTTCTTACGTACCGCACGCAACTGTTCCTCTGACTTGATCTGTCGATGCCCATCGGTCTCTCGCGCTATCAATGCGGCAACTGCCACACGTAGCGGATGCTCGGTGTCTTTCACAACATCACGTGCAACTTCTTTTGGTATGCCATACAGAGATGTCCTGCCCCATGCAGTACCAAACGCATGCCCACCACCATTGGCTTCTTTCCACTCGTCAATCTGATTGATGTACTCGTTGTGTGTTGACCACGTGAACTCAAGCATTGGTACGATAGATGCCATGAACATATAGAACTCGTGCAGTCGCGGCTTCCACTCGCGTTTCAAGTCCATGTCGATGTTGCGTGTGCGCACAGCGATCTTCTCACCCCACCTTGTGAACGTGCCATCCTCGTTGCACTTGAACGTCAAGAACAATCCATCGTCCGCGCCATTCGGTCGCTTGTTGTTGTGATTCCATGAGAACTTAGTCTTGGGTAACACAAACTCATCCCAGGATTTGAACGCTTGGTACTCACGTAGTGCGTTGCTCGTACATACCTTGACCTTCTGCACACCGCTCTGATCAATAGCAAAGTGCATGGTCTGCGGTAAGTTCCATTGCAAGAACCGATAGCGTCCATGGTGCGGGTATGGTGCAACACCATTACGGATACGTACAAACGTATCACCACTCTCGGGGTCACGTGTCCACACGATTGGTGCCATGGCCTTCTCATACTCCGCGCTTGTGTTGCGCTCAGAGTAATCACCATCGAGCAACGCATAGCAGTTCTCGTCGTACTTCTTAATACGTCTGTAGGTGTAGCGACGCTCGCTGATTGGGCGAATGTCATCTTCCTTCGTGAACCTCACGCTGACCACAGGCTTGGTTGCTTCGTACCACTTGACTACTGAATCGAATGTATTGAATCTCATTTCGTTCTCCCTTCAATCGTTAACATGAATTGTTTTGCCAACATCGGCTACTTCTTTGTTACCACCTACGATTGCCCACAACACGGGCATAGACCATTGACCCCATGAGCCACCGAGATATCCATCGGTCAACACAACAACGGCTTGCGCTTTGATGCTGTGCTCTGTGATGTATGCGGGTACACATTCAACTGTGGTGCCACCTCCGCCCTCGGGTTTGGTAGAACTCGTTAAGTTGTCAATCTCCGCACCCACATACCGCTCGTCCGCGCACACCTCTGTGTCCCAATACAGTAAGCGGATAGCATCGGGGTGTACTGTGTCGCAGATACCCTTGACCTCGCTCAAGAACTTAGCCAACTCAGCCCCACCGATCGAGCCTGATGTATCGATAGCGATGATTAGTTCGCCCACACGTTCGCTTACACCTGATGGCATGTAATAGCCTGATGACACAAACCTGCGGTTGGGCCGCCTCCACGTTGAGTAATCATTCCCTGCACACGTAGTGTTTATGAACTCGCGTAATGCTTCGCGCCAATCCACCTTCGGTGTCATCAATGCTTCCAAGTCGCGGTTGCCGCCCGAGCCCATCTTGCCTGCGGCCAAGGCACCTTGACGTATCGCTTCATCGATGTCACGTTCCAACCCCTTTTGATCTTCGTCGGACAATCCCTTCGCGCCTTCCCAATCGTGCGAGTCCAAGCCACCATGGGGGTCATCTGAGATGCCAGTTCCCGAGCTTCCGTTGCCGCGCCCATCACCTTGACCATCGCCCTCGCCCGTGTCGTCACCTTCCCCGTCACCGGATTCGGCTTCTTCCTTGAGTAAGTTGTACACCTGTGCGCTGTCCATGCCCCGATACTTGGGGTCGCACAATCCCACCTGCTTACCATCACGCATGGGCATACGTGCAAAGCCATCGCTGTTGTCATCGAGTAACTTGATATTGATCACATAGTCACACGCCATGTTTGCCAGACGTGGGTACTCGTCGTACAGATGACGCCATGTATGCAAGTGCCTGTATAACTTGTGATAACACTCGTGCAATACAAGAAAGCGCAACTCGGCATCGTTGAGGGATTCCACAAACTTGCGTCCATAGAACTCGTCACGTCCATTGGTTGCGGCAGTTGGTAAGTCATCCACCACCTCGCGCTTACCAATCATCAAGACACCTGCAAGTGCAAAGTATCTGTCGTTGTGCATGATCTCTACGATCGCACGTTCCAAGCGTTGCTCGGCTGTAAGTTGTTTGTTAATCATTAGCATGTCGTTCTCCATTAGTTGTTAGGCGGTGCCTAACTTATTTTTTGTCACCACCAAACATGTGGTTGTTGTCAAGCGCCCACTTCGTGAACTTCTTGTTAGTCATCACGATGTTCTGCTTGTTGTACTTGGGACTACGTACGCCATTGGCAAAGTAACCCTGTGCTTCTTTGTCCAAACGTCCAAAGTAATCCATCCATGAGTCAACCCAATCACGTTCGATAGATGCCAACGTACGATAGATCACCATACATACACCTGCCGAACTGTCGGGCACCTTCGCGTTCATCGGGTCGTCCTTGATCGATTGCAACGTGGGCAACTGATCAGACAATTTGACAAACGCCATCAAGTCCATCGCGGCCCTCTCGCCTATCGTGCCCATGAGTAAACTTGTTAACGTGACCGAGTCCATGCCATCACGTATCTTCAGCCAATCAGATGCGGCTTCGAGTGAACGTGGTGTTACGAACGCAGTGCGTGGTGCCTTGGGGTGAAAGATGTACTGATTGTTCTCAGGGTCTTTCACGTCCTCGAACGATGCGAACAACTGTGGGTTGTCTTTGCACCAACCAAGCAATGTGTGATCGATGTTGTTGTTGATACCCCATTCAATCCATTCCATGTTCGTAGACTTACGCGATGTCACCACCGAGATGCGGTTACGTGCATGAGGGGGCAACATGTCACCCACACCCTCTGCCCCAAGGTTAGTTGTGGCAAACACAATCGAGTCAGGTGATAACTCGTAACCACCCATCTTGCGTTCGAGCAACAAGCGCAACATCGCGTTCTTCACCGCAGGGTTAGCCTTGCCGTACTCGTCCACCATCAAGATGATGTCTTTGCCCAAGTGCAGACCCAACTCTTCGTTGGTCACGTAACGTACGTAGCCTTGCTCGTCGATAGTCTGCAACTGAGGGATAGTGATGTCGCCCAAGTCCTTGGTCGTGCAGTCAAAGTAACACATCACGTGTTTCGGCATGGCCTTGCCCAATGACTTGAGCAGGGATGATTTGCCTGTACCCATGTGACCCTGTACAAGTACAGTGCGCTTGTTACCGCCTAAGCGGATGGCGTTCTCACATTGGTCAAGTGAGAGTGCATACATAGAGATTGCTGAATTTGCCATGATAGTCTTTCGTTAAGTTAAGTTAAGTTGTTAGGCGGTGCCTAACTTACATGCCGAGTGATGGTAAGTTGTTGATGATCTTCTTGACCTCGTCCACGTGACGCTTGGTCTCTGCTCTCAGGTAAGCGTCCTCACGCAGTGCATCGGGTGTGATGCCTCGCATGGCTGTGCTAAGTTGTTTCTGTGCCAACTCCATGGTCGGGTCGTTTGTGATGTTGCATGCACCGAGTAGTTCGATGATGTCCACCACGTTGTCAACCAGTGAGTCGCGGAATATCTTCTTTGTCGGGCCATCTGCATAGTCAAGACGCTCTGACATCTTTGCCAGTGCATCATGTGCTCGTGACCACACGTCACCCATTGCGGTTTGCAACTGTGTTGTGTAGTACGTCTCGTACTGAGATGCCAACACGTCCTTGGCCTCGTTGCCAATGTCCACACGCCAGTCACCCGCATCGGCAAGTGGCATGTAGTTCATCTTGAACTTGAACTTAGATGTGAGGCTGTCCGCTGTCGGGTACTCGTCCGAGTTAAACAAGTCACCGAGTTTGACCTGCGCTTGGCTGATCTCCCAATCGTATGCTTGCAGAAACACGTTAACCTGACGTTCGTACTCCGCTTGCAGGGTAGTCATCTCCCTGTGGTACTTGAAGTATTGGGTCGTGGGCAATAAGCGCAGACCTGTGTCTGACCATGGCATTGTCATGGCGTAGTGCACGTTACGTGCATTGGCTGTGAACTTCTGTACCGCATCCAATTCGGCACAGTCACCGAGTAACTTCTTATTGACGTTGGCAACACCCTTTTGCGCAGAGGCTTGGGCGGTTACGTCTTGCGAGGCACGTTTGTCCAGTTTGCGTCCTGTCCATGTGCTGATCGATAATTCAACAAGCATTGCTGATGTTGAGATGGATGGTGTGTTCGTAGTAACTACGTTAGTTTCAGGTGATGAAGCGTTCATGATAATATCCTAAGTTGTTTACAGTCATTTAAATAGTTAGGCGGTGCCTAACACGTTTTTACTTTCGCTTTATCGAGCAGATGAATTCCCACTCGATACATATATTGTACCACAGTATGATACGTATGTCAAGGATTAGATACAATCCGATAGTCAGTATGGTCGCCAGTAAAGCAAGTCGAGCATGAGCACGATCACTGCCACCAACAACACCGCACGTTCGAACTTCTCCCACGTTGTTAGCATGTCTCTTCTCCTCGTGCGTCATGTTCCTGTGCCTTGGCCTCGTGCCATGCCCACTCGTTTGTGTGATGCTTGCGCACCACGTGCCTTGCGTCCGGCTTGCTGGCAAACCATCGGCTAAGTCGTTGGGGCTCGTACCCCTCGGACTCGTCTTGTAATAATAAGTCAGTCATTCTGAATCCCTATCGTGTATAACTTCGTTGCCGTTGTACGTCACCATGATCTCGCCTGCTTGCATACGTTCGTATACATTTAACTTGCTACCATCGGTGAATGTAATGGTGATGCCCTCACTCCAAGGATTTGGGTAACTGATGCTCTCCACAGTTTTATCCCTCATGTCTACTTCAGCACGTTCCATGTTTATCCCCTAAGTTGTTTCTGATTGGTTTGTTTGAGTGCAACTGATGCACTGGCCGTTGTGATGAACTGATAGTTGCCCTTGCCGTATTCCTGCGCAATGCACCATCCCTTGCGTTCCTCACGTGCCGCATCTTCCCCGCAGAGCAAGCAGATGTGATAACCTGCATTGGCACGTTTAGCGGAGTACGTATCACCGCACCGATCGCAGATTGGTTTGAGTCGTCGATTGTGTCCCATAAAGTTACTTTCTTGGTTTTGTTAGGCGGTGCCTAACATGGTTACTGGGTTTGTTAGTTCACTAGGCGAATTCCTACTGAACAACCTATAGTATAACATGTTTGGTGGTGTATGTCAAGTGTTTGTGGCTGATTGTATCGAAATGTGGCGAGAAGTATAAGTTCCTATAAAGTTCTTTATGACGATTTTGCAAGTGCTTGATTTGGTTAAAGAGTTCGGTTGTTTATTGTAGGGTCGGGTATACACCCCCTCCCTAGAATTGCTTGTGCCCCCTCGGTCAAGCGCGAACTTTCCTAAAAACTTTTTGAGGAAAATAATTTTACCCTTCGGACTACCCGACCCTAAAAAGAACTTTATAAAACTATAAAGATTAGATAAGATAATACACTATTGCATAGGAAAGAAACAATCTGTTATGCAACGCCTAACAATGATCTGCCACAAAAATATAAAGTACGCGGCTAGTGCGAACTTTATAAGAACTTTATAAGAACTTTATGCAAAAAAAGAACTTTCAAACACGCCATAACAACGCAGGAATTTAAATAAAACGAACTTTACTAAGCCCATTAAAAAGTTACGTTAGAACTTAGTCAATAGCGAACTTTAGAACTGACGCCGCGCCACGCTACTGTGAGAACTGGCATCACTTTGTTAGGCAACGCCTAACAACTCCACCGATCCAGGTTTGGGGTATTGCGCAACACAGTGCAACTTCACACCACGCTACTCCAAGAACTGGCATCAAGATGTTAGGCGGTGAATACATAAAATCAAAAAATGAAGACGAAAAAAAAGCCCCGCTTTTTAGGGCGGGGCTTGGGGGTTACTTGATCAACGCGCTTGCGCTTTTCAAATACTTGACCATCTCAGTGGCACTGAATGTCACTGCTTCTGCTTTCTCAACCTTGTCAATCCAACTTGTCAGGTCACGCTTCAGGCGCGTTGCCATGTCGCTGACCTTCTTGGCACCGCGATCGTCATCGCTTAACAACTCATCGTCTTCTGCTTTCTTGACGTGTTGCACAACGCGATTCAGGCGGGAACCGATCTGCTGTTGTACCCAACGTTTCGTGACCTTCTGCTCATCGCTCAGGGTCGTTGCAGGCAGTGCCATGATGCTCTGCTCTGTTTTGGTGAAAGACAACAACACAACGTCTTTCTTGAACCCATCGCGAACCTCCTTGTCGTTCAACAACAACTCACTTGTCATACCCTCTGCACGAAGCATGTCAGCCGCTTTCACCCAACGTTTTGCAACGCCAGCTTCAGCTTTGAGAGTATCAACAACGGCGGTGATCGTTGCGGCGGATAATTTAACTGCTTTCATTTTGTGTCCTTTCGAGACATGTATCAGTTAAGCGCGCTTCTTGTGTCCGCATTGCTTAACCGATGACTGAACTGTACGCCTGATGACTTGTCATGTCAAGGGAAAACGTATCGATTCATATCAGATCGTGTTGTTCTGTTAGGCGTCGCCTAACAAATGGGGCAGGGGCTAACGCGCCGAATCGGGTTATGGCGTGACCCACCGGTACGGCACCCCCCGCTGTATGGTTAGGAGTCCCGTGGCTGTCGTAGGTATACTATTACAGACGAACGAATCCCAGCCAGACCAAATACAAACCACGCTGACTCTGCAGCAAAGCCCACGTGACCTATCACGCTATAACATGCCACCCCCTGTGTTATTACAGGTACGTTTCGGCGGGTTGACTAACATATACAGAAACACCCCCCGTCATCTTTTTAAGTACCCCCCATTGCAAAAAATTTTGTTCTATGTGTATACTGGTGCATCGGTCACTAAGACTTGCGAAAAATATGGAACTAGAGTTAATGCCCGAACTGGGTATTGAGATCACGCCTGACATGGCGTATGTCGACCTGCGGGAGCGGGCCGAGGCTGCATGCCGTTCAATGGAACTGTTGAAAGACCATGGCTTAGAGATTCCCCCAGAAACATCTGAAGACAAAGAAGTTGCTGCTGCGTTAACTACAGCGTATGCGGCCAACCCACAAACAACGTCGCAAAAAGCCAACAACGTAAATACATCAGCGATGACCCCTGCTTCTTTGCAGAACATTCGGTCGTACCTAGACGAATATGGGCGTGCAGTGGTCAATCATGCGGTTGAAATACGACATGCAGTAACTAATAGACTAATCGAAGAGTCAATTAACCCTGACCCCCGCATCAGAATCCGTGCATTAGAGTTACTGGGCAAAATTTCAGACGTGGGGTTGTTCACAGACCGCACAGAAATTACAATTACGCACCAGACAACCGACGAGTTGCGCAGCAAACTGCGTGCAAAACTGCAAAGATTGGTTGCCCAGCCTGAAATTCAGGACGCCGAAGTTGTATTGGCGGGCGACGTCATTGATGTGGATGCAGAGTTGGGGCTAAATATGCCAAAAACAGCAGAAAAAGCCGATATTTTGGCTGAAAACACCCCTTTTGACGACGATGTTGACCCAAGTTGACACTTTAGATTTTACGGAAGAGGAAATCCGGCTAATGCTGGACAACTTGGACTCGTATTCGCCCGAAGAACAGGCGGAGATCGACAAGATTGCAGACATTTTGGACAGCCGCAAGACTGCCCGTGCATGTTACGACGATCTGATTGAGTTTTGTAAGCACATGCAGCCTGACTACAAGGTGGGTAAGCATCACCGCATACTGGCTGACTTGTTAATGGACATTGCTGAGGGTAAAAAAGACAGGGTGTGCGTGAATATGCCACCACGTCACGGCAAATCCCAACTTGTTTCTATTTATTTCCCTGCTTGGTTCATAGGTAAATACCCTAATAAGAAGGTGCTGATGGTTTCCCACACCACAGACCTCGCTGTGGACTTCGGCCGCAAAGTTAGGAACATCATTGACGATGACAGATACAAACAAATTTTTCCAACAGTCACCCTTGCCATTGACAGCAAGTCAGCCGGAAGATGGAACACAAACATGGGCGGCGAGTACTTCGCTTGCGGCGTTGGTTCTGCTTTGGCTGGTCGGGGGGCTGACTTGTTACTCGTGGACGATCCTCACAATGAACAGGACATCATCAACGGAAATTTTGATGTGTTTGACAAAGCGTACGAGTGGTTCACATACGGAGCCCGTACTCGTCTTATGCCGGGCGGACGGGTCGCCATTATTCAAACCAGATGGCATCAAAACGACCTGACAGGGCGCGTCACGGGGGACATGAGCAAGAACGAGGATGCCGACCAGTACGAGGTAGTTGAGTTTCCTGCTATCTTCAATCAGGGAACGGACAACGAGAAACCCCTGTGGCCAGAATTCTTTGACCTTAAAGCACTGTACAGAACAAAGGCGTCGATGCCTACGTTCCAGTGGAACGCGCAGTACCAGCAAAATCCCACATCAGAAGAAGCATCAGTTGTCAAGCGTGAGTGGTGGAACATCTGGGAGGCAGACGAGCCGCCCCGCTGTGAGTACGTGATCATGAGTTTGGACGCGGCAGCCGAAAGCCACAACCGTGCCGACTACACTGCACTTACAACATGGGGAGTGTTCTTCAACGAGGAAGAAGGATGCCACAACATCATCCTGCTCAACGCTATCAAAAAACGGATTGAGTTTCCTGAACTAAAGAAGTTGGCACTGGAAGAATACAAAGACTGGGAGCCAGATGCGTTCATCGTGGAGAAGAAGTCCTCTGGCACTGCACTGTATCAAGAACTGCGCCGCATGGGTATGCCCGTGGGGGAGTACACCCCACACAGGGGTAGCGGTGATAAGTTAGCGCGGTTAAACTCCGTGGCAGACATCGTGGCTTCTAGGTTGTGCTGGGTTCCACAAACCCGCTGGGCTGAAGAAGTTGTGGAGGAGATCGCAGGATTTCCGTTCATGAGCAACGATGACTTGGTGGACTCTGCAGTGATGGCACTCATGAGATTCCGTCAGGGTGGGTTTATCAGACTGCCGTCTGACGAGCCTGATGAAATTAAATACTTTAAGTCACGTCGTCGTGGCGGTTACTACTGAGGATAAATCATGACAACAAACATAGACAAGAGTCTCTACGCTGCACCGATGGGCATCGACGCGCTAGGCGAGGCCGAAGAAAACGAGATGGAGATTGACATTGTCAATCCAGATATGGTGACCCTCAGTGATGGCAGTGTGGAGATCACACTTGTACCTGACGATGCCGAGGATGGTGAAGGCGAGTTTAGCGACAACTTGGCTGAGTACATGGATGAGGGAACACTTGCAACACTTGCAGGTGACTTGACTGAGTTGGTTGATACCGACACAGCCTCACGTAAAGAATGGTCAGATACATTTGTTAAAGGTCTGGAAGTACTTGGCTTCAGATACGAAGAGCGCACCGAGCCTTGGGATGATGCGTGCGGTGTGTACTCCACAGTGTTGGCTGAAGCGGCAATCCGCTTCCAAGCCGAGACGATGAGTGAAACGTTTCCACCCGCTGGCCCTGTCAAGACTAAGATTATTGGCAAGGTGACTAAGGAGAAAGAAGAAGCGGCTAATCGTGTCAAGGAAGACATGAACTACCAGTTGACAGACGTCATGGTGGAGTATCGCCCAGAGCATGAGCGCATGCTGTACTCATTGGGCCTTGCAGGTTCTGCGTTCAAGAAAGTTTATTACGATCCGTCAATGGGTCGTCAAGTGGCTATTTACATCCCAGCAGAAGATGTCATCGTGCCTTATGGCGCGTCAAACATTGAACAGGCCGAACGTGTTACGCACGTGATGCGTAAGACAAAGAACGAGATGGATCGCTTGATGGCAAGCGGGTTCTATTGCAAGAAAGACTTGGGCGAGCCTGTTGCGTTCCACACAGACATCGAGAAGAAAAAAGCCGAAGAGGGTGGCTACACGCTGACTAACGACGAGCGTTACACACTGCTTGAGATTCATGCACACTTGTGCATTGATGGTGTGGACGATGAGGAAGATGATTTAGCAAAACCGTACGTGGTGACTATTGAGCGCGGTACGCAAGAAGTTCTTGCTGTGCGTCGCAACTGGAACCCAGATGATGAGTTGACACGCAAGCGCGATCACTTCGTGCACTATGTGTACGTGCCCGGCTTTGGTTTTTATGGCTTGGGTTTGATCCACATCATCGGTGGATACGCACGCGCCGGAACCGCAATTATTCGCCAATTGGTGGATGCAGGAACACTGTCTAACTTGCCCGGTGGCTTAAAGGCTCGTGGTCTTCGCGTAAAGGGTGACGATACACCGATCGCACCGGGAGAGTTCCGTGATGTAGACGTGCCGTCAGGCGCAATCAAAGACAACATCATGATGCTCCCGTACAAGGAGCCTAGCCAGACACTGCTTGCGTTGTTACAACGTATTACGGAAGAAGGCCGACGCCTTGGCGCAATCAGCGACATGAACATTAGTGACATGTCTGCTAACGCACCTGTAGGTACAACACTTGCATTGCTTGAGCGCACATTAAAACCGATGGCCGCGGTACAAGCCCGCGTGCACTACGCGATGAAGTTAGAGTTCAAGTTGCTCAAGGAAATCATCGCTGACTACGCGCCAGAAGAGTACACATTCGAGCCAGAGCAAGGCCCTCCACGCGCACGCCGCGAAGACTATAAGTCGGTGGACGTCATCCCTGTGTCTGATCCCAACGCGTCAACAATGGCGCAACGTGTGGTGCAGTACCAAGCGGCGTTCCAGATGTCGGAGAAGGCTCCGCAGATTTACGACTTGCCATACTTGCACCGTCAGATGCTCGAAGTGTTGGGCATCAAAAACGCAGACAAGATTATTCCAATGGCTAATGATCAGAAGCCACGTGATCCCGTATCTGAAAACATGTCAGCGCTTATTGGCAAACCGATCAAGGCATTTATCTATCAAGATCACGATGCACACATTGCAACGCATACGTCGTTCATGCAAGACCCGATGATCGCAGGAACAATCGGTCAGAACCCCATGGCGCAACAGATCATGGCTTCACTGCAAGCACACATTGCCGAGCACTTGGGCTTCTCATACCGCAAGCAGATCGAAGAGCGCCTTGGTGTGCCACTGCCTCCACCAGACGAGCAGTTGCCAGAAGACATGGAAGTTCAGCTTGCACGTCTCGTTGCGGACGCGGGCAAACAACTTACGCAGGCTCACCAGCAAAACGCCGCGCAACAGCAAGCACAGCAACAAGCACAAGACCCGCTGTTCCAGTTGGAACAGGCCAAGGTCAAGATACAAGAGATGGAAGTGTCTCGCAAAGCTGCAAAAGATCAAGCCGACATGCAAATTGCAGGGCAGAAATTGCAGTTGGATAAAGATCGTGTCGAGATTGAAGCGATGAAGGAAGGCATGCGGGTAGAAGCCCAGCAAGACCAAGCCAAAGAACGCCTCCGTCTTGATGCCTTGAAGGTGTTAGCAACACCACAACAACAGCCCAAAATGCCGGGTAGTAAGGAGTAATCCATGGCTAAAACCGTCTATGACGTGCTAATCGCAAAATATGCAGAGGATGTGCTCTCTGCAACACAGTTTCTGGCAAACGGAGGGGCTAAAGACTACTCTGAATATCGGGAAGTGGTGGGTAGGATTCGAGGTCTCCAACTTGCCATACAAACAACTCAAGACCTTTTGCGTTCTCAGGATGAAGACGATGACAATTGAAGTTCAAACCGCTGTTACCGATGACGAATTGGAATTACAACTTCCAAAACCCGTCGGCTACAAGCTGCTTATAGCCCTACCTCAAATTGAGGAAACAATCGGTGATATGGGAATCATCAAGGCCCAGAAAACAATTAATGAAGAAATGCTCATGACTGTGACTGGTTTGGTACTCGATATGGGAGCACAAGCGTACTCCGACAAAGACCGTTACCCAGATGGGCCATGGTGTCAAGTTGGCGATTACGTGGTGTTCCGTGCTAACTCTGGCACCCGTGTCCGAGTAAATGGTGTCGAATATCGTCTTATGAACGACGACTCAATTGATGCCGTTGTTGCCGATCCGCGTGGCGTAACGCGTGCATAAGGAATGAACTATGGCGTTTCAACAAGTACAGTTTGAGTTCCCCGATCCCGACAAAGCGGAAGCCGCTGACAAGGGCGTAAAGGAAAAAGCCAATGGTGATTTTGAAATTACCATCGAGGGTCGATCAGACCCTTTGAAGGAAGACAAGCCAGCAAAGCCTGCAAAGGCTGAGAAGGAAGAGTCTGACTTAGACATTGAAGTGGTTGACGATCGTGATGAAGATGATCGGGGCAAGCAAAAGTCCAAGGCTCCTATGGAGTTGACCGACGACGAGATGGAGCAATACTCCGAACGCGTCAAGAAACGACTGCAACACTTCAGCAAAGGTTTCCATGACCAACGCCGCGCCGCTGAGTCTGCGGAACGTGAACGTCAAGAGGCACTGCGGTATGCCCAGCAGCTTGTTGCGGAAAACAAACAGCTTAAAGGTACGGTCAATAAAAACCAAGAAGTTTTGCTTGAACAGGCCAAGAAACAGGTTGACCAAGAACTTCTTAATGCAAAGGGTAAGTACCGACGTGCGTACGAAGCAGGGGACTCGAAAGCCCTTGTAGAAGCGCAAGAAGCACTTACAAACGCTACGCTAAAAGCAGATCGCGTAAAAAACATCACGATACCCCCTTTACAGGAGGATGATTCTGATGTACAAACTACTTACAACACCCCAGAACCGTCTGTTGACACTCGGGCTACAGCTTGGCAATCCAAGAATAAGTGGTTTGGAGAAGACGATGAGATGACAAGTTTTGCGCTGGGGTTGCACCAAAAACTTGTCAAACAGGGCGTCAACCCGCAATCTGACGATTACTACGAGAAGATCAACTCTCGTATGCGACAGTTGTTCCCAGAACAGTTTACTGACGAGAACAACGACCTAGAGACTGAAGAGCCTCGCCGTAAGGCGAATGTTGTTGCACCGGCTACACGAAGCGTCGCCCCTAAAAAGATTACGCTGACACGCACGCAGGTTGCATTAGCAAAAAAACTCGGAGTGTCTTTAGAAGACTACGCCAAACAGGTTGCATTGGAAATAAGGAAACAAAATGGCTGAGAACAGACTAAATCGTGAACTGGAAACTCGTGAACAAACGGCTCGTAAGCGTAATTGGATTCGTCCAGATACGTTACCCACTCCTAATCCAGAGGCGGGCTATGACTTTCATTGGGTTCGAATCAGCACACGTGGCGAGTTAGATGCTATGAATGTGTCCCTAAAACTCCGCGAGGGCTGGGAGCCCGTTAAGGCAGTTGATCACCCCGAGATTTTTGTTGCTGGAGTCGAGAATGATCGCTTCAAAGACAACGTCGTTATCGGTGGTTTGATGCTTTGCAAAACCCCTTCCGAGATGGTAGAAGATCGCAACGGGTTCTTTCAAGATCAAGCTGTGTCTCAGATGCGCTCGGTAGACCACAATCTCATGCGCGAAAACGATCCTCGTATGCCGCTTTTCAATGAGCGAACAACGAAGGTGACTTTTGGCAAAGGTACTTAATTTTATAGGAGCTTAATATGGCTTATCCCACGGTCGACGCCCCATACGGGCTAAAGCCTGTAAACCTGATTGGTGGACAGGTATTTGCAGGCGCAACCCGCCTGATGCAAATTGCAAGTGGTTACAACACTAGCATTTTTTATGGTGACTTGGTAAAACGTATTGCTGATGGAACTATTGAAAAGGACACTGGCACAACAACTGCCACGCCTTGCGGTATTTTCTTAGGCGTTCAGTTTTTTAATCAGTCAACTGGTCAACTCCAGCAACAACAGTACTATCCAGCCAGTCAAGCAATTGCTTCGGGGACTAAAATCTTCGCAGTAGTCGCTGATGATCCTGATACGCTGTTCCAAGTAGTTTCTTGTTCTTCAGGCACAACTGTGACTGGAATGGGCATTTCTGCTATTGGTAATAACATTGCTCTGATTCAAAACGCTGGCTCTACCATCACTGGTAACTCCGCTGTAGCGATTGATCAAGGTACGCAAGATACGACCAATACGTTGCCTATCCGTATCATTGATGTGGTCCGCGAGACAGCAACAGGCGCTGATACATTTGTTGAGTTTATCGTCAAGATTAACGCAACTATGCACCAGTACAACAACTCTACTGGCGTATAAGGAGCATAAACCATGGCTATTTCACGCGCACAACTACTTAAAGAACTGCTCCCCGGCCTGAACGCATTGTTCGGTTTGGAATACAAGAAATACGGCGAAGAGCATAAAGAAATCTTCGAATCCGAGACTTCTGAGCGTTCATTCGAAGAAGAGACCAAGCTGTCTGGCTTCTCTGCTGCTCCTGTTAAGAACGAGGGCTCTGCCATCGCTTATGACAATGCACAAGAAGCATTCACGGCTCGTTACACACACGAGACTATCGCGATGGGCTTCAGCTTGACTGAAGAAGCTATCGAAGATAACTTGTATGACTCTTTGTCCGCCCGCTATACAAAGGCTTTGGCCCGCGCTATGGCTTATACTAAGCAAGTTAAAGCTGCTGCAATCTTGAACACTGCCTTTACTGGCGGCCCCACTTATGGTGACGGTCAAGTTCTTTGCTCTACATCCCACCCCTTGGTTTCTGGTGGTGTTAACAGCAATCGTCCTACAGTCGCTGCCGATTTGAACGAGACTTCTTTGGAAGCCGCCGTTATTCAGATCGCTGGTTGGACAGACGAGCGCGGTTTGTTGATCGCAGCCAAGCCCACTAAGTTGATTGTTCCCCCAAGCTTGCAATTCGTTGCAACCCGCTTGTTGGAAACTGAACTGCGTGTTGGCACTGCTGACAACGACATCAACGCATTGAAGAACAACGGTTCTATCGCTGGTGGTTACGCAATTAACCACTACTTGACAGACACCAACGCTTGGTTCTTGATGACTGACGTGCCTAACGGCTTGAAGCACTTCGTTCGTACTCCATTGCAGAACAGCATGGACGCTGACTTCGATACAGGCAATGCCCGTTACAAGTCTCGCGAGCGTTATAGCTTCGGCGTTTCTGATCCTTTGGGCATCTTCGGTTCGCCCGGTGCTTAATAAAACAGCCCCACAAGGGTAAGTTTGAGGCCACCTTCGGGTGGCCTTTTTCTTGTCACAAAGTTAAACTACGATCAATTTGCAGCCAATGTGGTTGCATAAACACAGGGGCATATCATGAAATTTGAAATGGAATTTGGTTTTTTTGGCAACAATAAATTGTCTATTGAGACAAACGACTTTGACATGATTCAAATTTTTCAAGAATTTGTGCAATTTCAGGAAAATTACGGTTGGGCTGTTGAGTACGTAGCTTTGCCTGATGACGACGAGTTTGAAGACGACGATACTGAAGAAGAGTTAGACGGCGCTGAAGTTGAAGCCGCCGCAGAAGCTGCTGACAACAAATGATACTAGGGGGCTTCGGCCCCTTTTTTCTTTTTGGCTTTTTTAGCCATACGTTCATTGTGATGGTGTATGCGGTGACAGTTGGCACAAAGCACAATGCACTTCTTGACTTCATCCATAGCACGTTTGAAAGCGCGGTTCTTAATTAGTTTGTTGACCGACGCTTCTTTTGTGGTGCTGTCTACGTGGTGAAAATCAAACGTGGCTGGGTGATCTTGTTTACATTTGACGCAAAATAATGTAGCTTTAAAGCTACGCCATTTATCTTTATACTCTTTGGCGGAAGCTCTACTTGCCGCAATTACAGCGTCTTTATTTTTTTCATAGTACGTATTTGCGTACGTTTTTTGTTTAGTTTGCTTAACTTTTGGGTCTTTATACGGCATGTTTGATCCGATACCGCCAGTACAGCGCTGTTTTAAAACCCCAAGGTTGAGATGGCTCAAACATTTTGAAACCCGCAGCTATCAAACTGTTAGCGGAGGCCGGGTTTTCGTTGGTGTCAGTGATGACCCAGTTCATGCCTAGTCTTTTGGCCACTTTAAGGCGCTGTCGGATAAGCCGCTTCTGGAGTCCCTGTCCTTGATGAGTTGGTATAACGCCTGCGCGACATAAGTACATAGTGTCAGACCAACGAACAGAGGGGACAATGCCACCGAAGCCAACCGCTTCACCGGTTTCTGAAAAAACAACATACCAATATCCTTTTGTAAGCGGGTAAATTTTGTCGTGGGGAAGGCACGTTTTTTGAAGCAAAGTCAACAGGTCTACTATTTCTGGTAACTCAATATCGGCGTGGACAATGCTATAGTTCATGTTTTGATGATGCCAACAAATTGTGACAACAAAATAAATGTTGCACGCCTAAAAATACCGTGTTATAAACACAGTAATCCGGGCTTATCCGGTGTTCTGACAGTCCCGGCTGACGACATGCAGACAGAACACCCCAACTTGCATGTAAGGAAAAATCATGGCACGCACTACGTTTCAAGGCCCAGTTCGTTCATTGGGTGGCATTTATCAACAAGGCCCAGCTACTGTTGTTGACATCACAACAAGCACCACATTAACTCCCGAAGCTCATGGCGGTCGCATCATTGCTGTTGGTGGTTCTTTGGCAGCGGCATTGACATTGACATTACCCGCAATCAATGTTTCAACTAATCCCGTTACATCTGGCCCCGGCCAAGACCCCAACACAATCAATAACGAAGGTGTGGTTTACACAATTTGGGTTCCTACAACCATCTCTACAAGTTCGTTAAAGATTGGTACAGACGGCACTGACAAATTTGTTGGTTCTTTGATCTCTGTTGATACTGACTCTTCTGGCGCTGTGGTTGGCTTCACCGCCGCTTCTACCAACGACTTCATTAACTTGAACGGTACAACAACTGGCGGCGTGGCAGGTACATGGATTCAGATCGTTGCAATTGCAGCTAACAAATACATGGTTAACGGCCTGCTTAACGGTTCTGGTGTTGTCGCTACACCATTTGCAGATTCTTAATCAACCTCGGGGCTTCGGCCCCTTTTTTAAAGGAGATTGATTATGGCAATGCAATATGACGTTAAATCGGGCCACCTTAACAACTCAGGTTTTGTTATTTTGGGGCGCAATAGGCTCAAGGCTCTTTCTATAGTTGGTTCAGCTAACGCTGGAACACTGGACGTTTTTGACACAACTACAGCACCTGTAGCCGCTACATACGAGCGGGCGGGTACTCTTATCACTGTTACCAAGAGCGCACACGGGCTGGCTACTGGAGATGTAGTTGGGCTTACGTTTGCAACAGCAAGCGGAACATCTGGTACAAACGGTAACTACACAATTACACGCACTGGCGCAAACACTTTCACAGTTACAGATATTAACTCTGGAACCATTGTTGCTGGAACAAATGCTGCATACGCACAACTCTGGCTTGCTAGTTATGACATTGGTGCGGGTGATTTGTTTGGTAATTTTGCGTTGATTCCCGGAGAGGGAATACTGGTTAGAAACGGTATCTATTTAAGCATGTCCAACATAACTTCTGCCAATATTTATTATGGCTAAGAAAACCCCATCCCTTGCTGTCGGTCGTGGCGAAAAATTACCTGTATCCAAGGGTGCGGGTTTGACTGCCAAAGGCCGAGCCAAGTACAACGCTGCTACGGGTAGTAACCTTAAGGCTCCACAACCCCAAGGCGGTAAGCGCAAGGATTCGTTCTGCGCACGCATGTCGGGCATGCCCGGCCCCATGAAAGACGAGAAGGGTAAGCCCACCCGTAAGGCGGCTGCTCTTGCAAGATGGAAATGCTGATATGACTCAACATGACACAGCCAAAGCAGTCGCAGACGGCGCAGCGGTCTTAACAACTGTTGGCGTTATGGCCACGTGGCTTCCACCTCTGGCTTCTCTGTTCACGATTATTTATCTTGGGCTTCGTATTTGGGAGTCTGATACTGTTCGTGAAATGACCAATCGTACTAAGGCAAATGATGCCGTCGACGAGTAAGAAGCAACACAATTTCATGGCGGCGGTGGCTAACAACCCATCGTTTGCTAAGAAAGCAGGCGTCCCACAGTCTGTGGGTAAAGAGTTTAACGAGGCCGATAAAGGCCGTAAATTTTCTAAAGGTGGCGATATGAAAAAGATGAAGATGGGCGGATACGCCGACGGTGGTATGACTATGGTCAAAAAGGGCGACAAAATGGTTCCTTCTTTTGCTGCTGACGGCAAAGGTAAAATGGCCAAGGGCGGCATGGCCCACGCAGACGTCAAAATGGACAAGGGCATGATGCAGAAGGCCGTGAACAAACACGAAGGTCGTTTGCACAAAGGTCAGCCTATGACTAAGTTGGCTTCTGGTGGTATGACTAAAATGTCTGCTGGTGGTTCCGCCTCTAAACGCGCTGACGGTGTTGCTACAAAAGGCAAAACCAAAGGCACAATGGTTAAGATGACTAAAGGCGGCATGGCCTGCTAAGGGACACCATGAAAAAACGTTTTAACGATGGCGGTATTTACACTGCCGAAATGGGTAAACCACCGACTGATCCAGAAGGTGTCCCATCGGCTAAAAAGCCTATGCCAAAAAAGCCTACGCCAAAAAAACCTGCGCCCCCAAAAGACACAGTGTTTCGTGAAGGCATGCCCGTACCTCAAGATATTGATGGTAAGTCCGCCCCACGTAAGTTCTCTTCAGGTGGCGTTACTCGTGCAGACGGCATCGCAAAGCGTGGTAAAACACGTGGAAAGATGTGCTAAATCATGATCGCCAGCCGTGGCATGGGGGCCATATCCCCAAACAAGATGCCCAAGGGTGTTAAAAAAGCCCGGCGGGACGATACTGACTTTACGCAGTACAAAGAAGGCGGTAAGGTAAACGCTGCGGGCAATTACACAAAGCCTAGTCTTCGTAAGAGGATTGTGTCCCAAGTAAAAGCCGCAGCAACGCAAGGCACCGGCGCAGGTCAGTGGTCAGCCCGTAAAGCTCAGTTAGTTGCCAAGAAGTACAAGGCGGCTGGCGGGGGGTACCGAGATTGAAAGCACCTCAAAAATCATTGAAGGATTGGGGTGACCAAAAATGGAGAACCAAAAGTGGTAAAAAATCTTCTGAAACAGGTGAAAGATACCTTCCTTCTGCTGCAATTAAAAGTCTCAGTGCAAGTGAGTATGCTGCGACAACACGTGCGAAACGCGCTGGCAAAAAAGCCGGAAAACAATTCGTAGCGCAACCCAAAGCAATAGCAAAGAAAACGGCAGGATTTAGATGACCACTACTGGCTCGACCTTCTTTAATCTTGACTTCACGGAAATTGCCGAGGAAGCATGGGAGCGTGCGGGCCGCGAGATGCGTTCTGGCTATGACCTACGCACTGCGCGTCGTTCCATGAACTTGATGACCATTGAGTGGCAAAACCGTGGTATCAACATGTGGACGATTGAGGAAGGGACTATTCCTCTCGTACCGGGTCAAAACACATACGCCCTGCCTAATGACACCATTGACTTGTTAGAGCATGTTATTCGTACGGGTGGCAACACAGCGTCTACACAGGCCGACCTTACTATCACACGTATCAGTGTATCCACGTACGCGACTATCCCTAACAAGTTAGCGCCGGGACGTCCAATCCAGATTTGGGTTCAACGCATGAGCGGTGAGACAGCCCCTGTTGGAACAACTTTAGTTGGTACGATTACGTCCACAGCCACAACAATTACAGTGGCAGACGCGTCGAATCTAGCAGGAACTGGCTTCATCAAGCTGGACAACGAGATTATCAACTACGGATACATCACAGGGAATACCCTATACAACTGTTTCCGTGGTCAACAGAATACAACGCCAGCGGCGCACACTACGGGCGCAACTGTATACAACCCCAACGTACCAGCCGTGACGCTGTGGCTTACACCTGATAACTCGCAACAGTACACGCTCGTGTATTACCGCCTACGCCGCATTCAAGACGCGGGGGCTGGTGTAGAGACAGCCGACATGAATTTCCGTTTCCTGCCGTGTGTGGTGGCTGGCTTGGCCTATTACATCGCCATGAAGGTGCCTGAGTTGATGCAACGGCTCCCAATGCTCAAAGAAGCGTATGACACACAGTTTGATCTTGCCGCAGGTGAAGACCGCGAGAAGGCCGCAATTCGCTTTGTACCCCGTCGTCAGTTCCTCGGGAGCGGTGTGTAATGGGAAATAGGTTTGCATCCGGCAAGATAGCCATTGCGATATGTGATCGCTGTGGTTTTCAGTTTCGCCTGCGCAATCTAAAAGAAGAGATAATCAAGACCAAACGATTTAACATCTTGGTCTGCAATGAGTGCTGGGACCCTGATCAGCCGCAGTTACAGTTGGGTATGTACCCCGTGGATGACCCACAGGCTCTACGCAATCCGCGTAGGGATACAACGTACGTTACTGCCGGTGTGAACGCTACTGGTAATTTGACCGGTGGTTCTCGGGACATCCAGTGGGGCTGGGCTCCGGTTGGCGGGGGAAGAAATTTTGACGTCGCTTTAACACCAAATTATTTGGTGGCAACGACATTTGTTGGTACAGTAACGGTAAGTTAAGGAGATCACTATGGCATATACACGATCAGCAGACGGCGTTGCTAAAAAAGGCAAGACCGAAGGTAAAAATTTGGGCAATAGCGGCCCCGCAGTTGGCATCCAGACTGGCGGCAAAGGTCGCTCTGGTGGCGGCAAAACTAACGCAGACATGAAGACCATGGGTCGCGGTTTGGCTAAAATTGCAGCGCAAAAGCGAGGTTAATATGGCTACAGTAAACAACAAACCTGCATCGTCCTACGCCAAGCCGCACACTATGAGTGGTAAGGGCGTGACTGTTGCTGAGAATCCCGGTAGTGGCCCAAACCACAGCAAGGTTGATACTGTCAACATGAGCATTGGTAACCTCAGCAAGTCTGCTGGCGATCAGCCTACAAAGACGTCGGGCATCATGGTGCGTGGCGGTAAAGCCCAGACCAAAGGCAGAATGGCACGCGGCCCCATGGCCTAAGAGGTAGACATGAACTACACCGAGTTGAAAACCCAAATCAAAGACATCTGCGAAAACGAATTCGAAGATGTGTCTTTGGACATGTTCACGCGTCAAGCGGAACAGAAGATTTACAACACGGTGCAGTTGTCTAACCTGCGTAAGAACGTCATAGGTTCACTGACAGCAAGCAACAAGTATCTGTCTGCGCCTTCTGATTTTCTTTCGCCCTATTCGCTTGCGGTGATCAAAGCCAACGGTGACTACTTGTACTTGCTCAACAAGGATGTGAACTTCATGCGTGAAGCATATCCAAACCCAACAAGTACAGGTCTTCCAAAACACTACGGTATATTTGGCCCGCTGTCAACAGATGATACCGAGTTGTCATTGATTGTTGGCCCAACACCTGATGCGTCGTATAGCGTTGAGTTGCATTACTTCTATTACCCTGAGTCCATCGTGACTGCTGGCACTACATGGCTTGGCGACAACTTTGACACTGCTCTCCTTAACGGCGCATTGATTGAAGCACTGCGGTACATGAAGGGCGAACAAACGGATACGGCTGTGTACGATAAGTTGTACGCACAAGCGATCGGCCTGCTCAAGAACTTTGGTGATGGTAAGCAACGCATGGATGCTTATCGTGATGGCCAATACCGGATGCCTGTGACATGAGTAACATTCTTCAAACGCAGACAACAAGTTTCAAGGCTGAGTTGTATCAAGGTATCCATGACTTGCTCACGGACACGATCAAGATTGCTTTGTACTCTGCGGATGCAAATTTAAACGAAGCCACAACTGTGTATAACAGTATCAACGAGGTAAGTGGCACTGGGTACACTCCCGGCGGTGTTGTAATGACAGGCGTTACGCTTAACGCATCGGGCTACACCGCGTATGTAAATTTTAGTGATGTTGTGTTTAATGCTTCTGTAACTGCGCGATGCGCGTTGATGTACAACGTAACACAAGGTAACAAGTCAATTGCTGTATTGGATTTTGGTTCTGACAAAACGTCCACCAACTTTACAATCACAATGCCCGCTAACACTGCAACGGCAGCTTTGATAAGGTCATCTACGTAATGTTTGCTGCAACATCATCAGGGGATATTGGCGACGTGATGGTTCACACAGTGAGTCATCGTGGGTTTACGCCAGAAGAACTTGCAGAGCAAGCCCTGAACAAAATTATTTATGTTGGGGATCAGTCCCATCCGGCCATTCGCGATCAGGCTCATGCCTTTCGTGAACACATCCGTGGTGTGTTGGTGTTCTACATGAACCGCGCTATTGAGTCGAACAACACGACTTTGGCTAACAAACTCCGCGATGCGGGGCATTTCGATCTTGTAACTCTCTTGGAGAAATAACATGGCAATTACTATCACCACGGCGATGCCGACTTCATTCAAGGTCGAAATCCTTAAAGCCGTACACAACTTCACGGCAAGCACCGGTAACACATTTAAACTCGCTTTGTTCAAGGCTACAGCCGCTGGTTCTGGCACATACGGCGCAGCAACCACAAACTACTCAAACATGGGTGGTGACGAGTTGGCTAACGGCAGTGGCTATACAACAGCGGGTAATACTTTGACATCTGTTACGCCTGTGGCTGACGGTACAACTGCGATCTGTGACTTTGCTGACACTACTTGGTCTTCTGCAACGTTCACAACTTGTGGTGGATTGATTTATAACTCGACGGCTTCTGGCGCTGCGTGCGCGGTATTGAGTTTTGGCGGTGACCAGCAAGTAAGTTCTGGTGACTTCACAATTCAGTTCCCAACCGCCGGTGCCGCTACTGCGATTATTCGTATTGCGTAAGTGAGTTGAAGTGTCTTCATGGGGCGAATATCCTTGGGGCTATAACGGCTGGGGCGGCGAGGGTATAGTCTTCCCGCTAGATGGCTGGGGTAGTCAAGGCTGGGGTGTTTCTCCTTGGGGCAAGGGCAGTATTTCTGTACAGGGTACGGGCGCTGTCGGGACAGTTGGAATTTCAGTATCGGTTACGTTTGTACCCACAGGCGTTTCTGCTACAGGTGCGGTTGGTACAACTCTGCCAAAAGTTAACTTCACGCTTACGGGCGTGGTGGCTAACGGGTCTATTGGTGATGTAAGGGCTAAAGTCGTTTACACACCGACGGGCGTGCAGGGTGTTGGGCAGATTGGTGACTTTTTTACCAACGTAGATGATTTTATCATCCCAATTGGTGTTGAAGGTATAGGCGCAGTTGGTACGCCCGTACTCCGAGTTGGTCGTACGATCACAGTTACTGGAGTGCAGGGTAGTGGCGCTATAGGTACTACGGTTCCGTATATCCAATTCACACCTGCTGGGGTACTGGGTACGGGTAATGTTGGTAGCGTTCAGATCAATGTGAGCGAAACCCTCATCCCAACGGGTATTCAAGGTATTGGTTCTGTTGGTAGCGTAACGCTTGTCTATAACGGCGGGGCAATACCAACAGGAGTAGTGGGTACAGGCCGAGTTGGTACTGCAATTGCGAATGTAATTAAAAACGTAATTGGAGTCCAAGGCTCTGGACAAATTGGCACAGTTTCAGTTAAAGTAAGCGACAGAGTAATCCCGGTGGGAGTACAAGGTACTGGAGCAATTGGAACTGTATTTATTCGGGGATGGTCAGTGATTAACGACACACAAACAGCAAACTGGGGTGATGTGTCGACGATCCAAAATCCCGGATGGACAGATATTCCAACATAGGAGTTTTAAATGACTACGCAAGCAACGTCACTATTGGGTCTTGCCCTTCCAGTTACCGGAGAGTTGTCTGGTACTTGGGGCGATACCGTCAACACTGCAATTACGTCACTACTTGATAGTGCCGTTGCGGGTACAACAACTCTCAGCACAGATACAGATGTTACGCTGACAACGACGACACTTGCGGCTAACCAAGCCCGTCAAGCCATTTTGCTGTGGACTGCAAGCAACGGCGCAACCACTCGCAATATCACAGCCCCTGCACAAAGTAAAGCCTACGCTGTCATTAACGCTGGTACAGGCTCTATTGTTCTTCGCGGCGCTGGCCCAACGACAGGCGTTACGATCGTATCAGGTGAGAAGTGCCTTGCTGCTTGGAATGGTTCTGATTTTGTTAAGGTTGCATCTAGCGTTATCCCAGCATCGGGGCTTACTGGCGCAGTGCCTATCGCCAACGGCGGTACTGGACAGACTTCAGCGGTAGCCGCGTTCGATGCGCTGGCTCCTACAACGACCGCAGGTGATACGATGTACTTTAACGGTACAGACGTTATACGCTTGGGTATTGGCACTGCGGGTCAAGCATTGGTCGTAAATAGTGGGGGCACGGCACCTCAGTGGGGTACGGCTGGTATTACAACAGGTAAATCCATCGCTATGGCGATGATCTTCGGATTCTAAGGAGCAAACATGGCAAATCCAAACATTGTCAACGTCACGAGTATTTACGGTAATTCAGCATATGTTATTCCGTCAAATACTTCTGTTTCAGTTGCGTGGACACACAACGGTACAACTTCGCTGACAGGCTTGACACCTGCGGCTGGTACAGTAAACCGTGTGACCAGCATTGTTGTGGCTAACGTCACTTCATCTGCGGCAACTTGTACTGTGGCTATTTCAAACAATGCGACCTATGCAAGCGGTACACCGTATTACATTGCGTATCAAGTTAGCGTTCCCCCGAACGCTTCTGTGATTGTTACCGACAAGACGACATCGTTCTACGTGACTGAGAACCAGTCTGTGGGCGTGATCTCTGGTACAGGTAGTGCGTTGAACTACACAGCCACATTTGAAGCAATCACCTGATAGGAGGCTTTCATGTCTCTGAATAAAGTTGGCGGTTACATTTCTACCGTTGTCAACGGCATAGCTACACCCACCACATCAGTTGAGTATCTTGTCGTTGCTGGAGGTGGTGGAGGCGGTGGTAACAAAGCAGGTGGCGGTGGCGGTGGTGGTTTTTTAACTGCTATTGGGTATCCTGTTACTGTTGGATCATCTATTACGGTGACTATCGGCGCTGGCGGTGCAGGCACTACGGGTGGCGGTGGAAATGGAACTCAGGGCGGTAATTCTGTCTTTGGAAATATTACCGCTGTAGGCGGTGGTTATGGTGCTGAAGATTCCCAAAATGGTGGTTCTGGTGGCTCTGGCGGAGGTGCTTCTCGCGGTGGAACAGTAGGTTCTGGCACTGCTGGGCAAGGTAATAATGGTGGTGTTGGGTATAACAGCGATCCTTACAACGGTGGTGGCGGTGGAGGTGCGGGTTCGGCAGGCCAAGCTAGTTTTTCAAACGTAAGCAGGGCGGGTCGTGGCGGCGCAGGCGCAGTTTCTACTTTGAGTGGCAACCCAGTAGTGTACGCGGCTGGTGGCGGTGGTGGGTCTTACAAAGTTGCTGGAAACTTCGGTGGCTCTAATAATGCTGGTCAAGGTGGTGCTGACTACCCTTTGACATCCATAACTTCGATGGCTACAAGCGGTGTGGTAAATACAGGCTCAGGTGGTGGTGGCGGGGCAAATGTACAAGTTGGAGCCGCAGGTGGTTCTGGAACCGTAATCATTCGCTATCCATCATATTTATCCCCAGCCGCATCTACAACAGGTTCTCCTGCTATATACATCACAGGAAACTGGCGTGTATACGAGTGGATTTCGTCTGGAACAATAACATTTTGAGGTTTTATGGCACAAGGTTTATTCAATCTCAAGCAAGTTAATCAGGCCATTCAACAAGGCGCATGGACTACAGGCATTAAGCCTCCATCAGTTGACTATTTAGTTGTTGCTGGAGGTGGTGGATGCGGCACTGTTGGCGGTGGCGGTGGGGGTGGATTACTAAACGGTTCTTGCCCCGTTACATCTGGCTCTGCTTTAACAGTAACTGTTGGCGCTGGCGGCGCAACTGGTACTATAGGTGCAAGCTCTCAATTCAGCCAAATTATTGCTATTGGTGGTGGTGGTTTGGGAACTAATTCAGGTCTTGGTGGTTCTGGTGCTGGTGGCAATCACAGCGGTACTTTACTTGGTGGCCCAGCCGTCGGCGTTCAAGGTAACTCTGGTGGAAACAATACTTCTGGCACTACATTTTCAGGTGCTGGCGGAGGCGCTGGATCAGCGGGTCTTGATTCTTTTAACGGCGCTGGCGGCGGCGGTGGCGACGGCGGTCAAGGCGTTGCTTTGCCAATCTCTGGAACCATGACTGCGTATTCGGGTGGTGGTGGTGGATCAGGTTCTGGCACTCAGGGTCTTGGCGGCGCTGGCGGTGGTGGTAATGCCGTGTCTAATGCTTCTGGCAACGCAAACAGCGGCACAGCAAATACTGGTGGTGGCTCTGGCGGTTCTTACGCAGTTTCGGGTGGTACTGGCGGCTCAGGCATTGTCATTGTTTCATACCCAGACGTATATGCGGCGGCAACAGCTACAACAGGTTCACCAACTGTAAGTACAAGTGGGTCGGGTAGTTTGAGTTTTAATGGAACTTCGCAATATCTACAGTATGCAAACAATGCCGCCTACAATCTTGGGACTGGTTCTTTTACTATTGAAGCATTTGTTTACATTTCAAATTTTGCCAACAATCGTTACATTGGAGTTCAAGCCAATCCTTCTACTTTGGCGGCTGGATGGGGGTTGGCGGTTAGAGCCGCATCAAACATAATTTTTTACATGAACGCAAGTGCTGTTCTAACTAGCACAACACTAAGCACAAATACTTGGTATCACGTTGCCGTAGTGAGAAACGGTACTGCTATGGCTATGTATATTGATGGCACTTTAGTTGCGTCTGGAACAAGTTCTGCAAACATTGATTATGGTGGTGATCTTGGAGTTGGCGCTGAAACCAGCGCCGCTAATTATTTTTCTGGGAACATAAGTAATTTTCGTATTGTTAAAGGTACTGCGGTTTACACTGCCGCATTTGCACCATTAACTGCGCCATTAACTCCTGTTAGCGGTACTGGCATTTTGTTGAATACTGTATCTGGCGCATATTTAGTAGACAGTTCTAGCAACGCATTTAGACCTACTGTATACAATTCTGTGGCATGGAATCAACTGTCGCCATTTGCTACAGGCTCTGGCTACAAAAACCGTGTGTACAGATGGACATCCAGTGGTTCAATCACCTTCTAAGGAATAGACATGAGCAATAGACAAGGTGGTTTTATAACTGCAACATTCAATCCGTTGTCTGGTGCGCCTGCAACCGTTGAATATTTGGTAGTTGCTGGAGGTGGCTCAGGTGGTGGTGGTATTGGTGGCGGCGGTGGCGCTGGCGGTCTTTTAACTGCGGCTAATTTTGCCGTTGCTACAGGCTCTGCATTGACAGTTACTATTGGTGCTGGTGGTGTAAAAGGCGCAACAGAAAACAACCAAGGCACAAGCGGTTCAAACTCTGTTTTTAGTTCTATAACAGCCACAGGTGGTGGCGCAGGCGGTATTGCTCCGGGTAACGTAGCTCCTGCAACAGGCGGCTCTGGTGGCGGTGGAAATGGGGCGGGTAGTAGTAATGGGGCCGCTGGAACTTCTGGACAAGGTTTTGCTGGAGGTGGTGGCAGTGGCACTTCAACAACCGCAGGTGGCGGAGGTGGAGCAGGTTCTGTTGGGCAAAACGGAATTGCATCTATAAAAGCAGGTGATGGTGGCGCGGGTATGTGTTCAACCATCACTGGTAGAAGACAATTTTATGCTGGTGGTGGAGGTGGCGGTTGGTATACCACTGGCTCTCAAAGTTTTGGCGGAGCAGGTGGTGGCGCAAGTGGGAATACAGCTTCAAGCGGTTCTGCACCTGCAAACGCAACTGGCAATACGGGCGGAGGTGGAGGTGGTGGCTCTGGTAACGGTGGTCTTGGCTCAAATGGTGGGTCTGGCATCGTAATCATTCGTTATCCTGCAACACAATCAGCACCAACTTCTACAACTGGAAACCCACAAATTTCCTACTCTGATGGCTATCAGATTTACACTTGGACAGCATCTGGAACTGTAACTTTTTAAAGGAAAATCATGGCACATTTTGCACACATCAATAACGGCATCGTTGACCAAGTTATTGTCATTGAAGCTGACGTTTTGGCAACAGGTCACTGGGGCGATCCATCCGAGTGGATTCAAACCTCATACAACACATATGGCGGTATACATAATGGTGGCGGTACGCCATTACGCAAAAACTTTGCGGGTATTGGTTACTCATACGACTTAGTGCGTGATGCATTTATTCCGCCAAAGCCTTTTACTTCGTGGGTATTGAACGAAGATACTTGCCAATGGGGTGCTCCAACTCCTATGCCTACTGATGGCGCAGATTATGTATGGCGTGAGTCTGACACCTCATGGGTTGTGCGACCAGCGTATCCGCAAGATGGCAAAACATATACATGGAACCTTGAAGCTGGTACATGGGATGAAGTAATACAAGGAGCATAAGATGCCCCAACAATATTCTGGAATGTGGACGCTTGGGCAAGTATCCCAAACCGTTAGAAACCAAAACTGGACAGGAATTGCTCCACCTAATGTGGAGTACTTGGTTGTTGCTGGTGGCGGTTCGGGAGCTTTTTGCAGTAACAGTACTGGCTCTTCTGCTGGTGGGGGCGCTGGTGGGTTATTGGCTGGCTATACTGGGATTACTCAAGGTTCTTCTATTACGGTTACTGTTGGCGCTGGTGGTTCAGGAACAACTAGCAGTAAAGCTAATGGTAACAGTTCTGTATTTGGTAATGTCACTGCTACAGGTGGTGGTTCTGGTGGGAATGCCCTAAGTGTTGGAGGCTCGGCGGCTGAATCTGGAGGCTCTGGCGGTGGTGGAGGCTATACAACAAGCCAAGGCTACACCCCTGCAATTGGCATCAATGGTCAAGGCAATAGCGGCGGGTATGGAATTGCTAATGCCGCACCATATAACGCTGGTGGTGGCGGAGGTGCTGGAACGGTTGGTAGTTCCACACCAGCTTCCAGTGGTGGCGGAGGTGTTGCATCTGATATTTCTGGAACTAGAACGGCTTATGCTGGTGGTGGTGGCGGTGGAAGTCAATCTACTGCTGGCACAGGTGGTGTTGGCGGTGGCGGTGCAGGTGGCACAGGTAATACCGCAGGTTCAGCAGGTACAGCAAACACTGGCGGTGGAGGCGGAGGGCCGGGTAACAACGGCACTGGATCAAACTTAGCTGGAGGTTCTGGCGGTTCGGGTATCGTCATCATTCGTTACCCCGACACATTTAAACTTGCAACATCTACAACTGGCTCACCAACGATAACAACAGCAAATGGTTTTAGAGTTTATCAGTGGACGAGTTCAGGCTCAATCACGTTCTAATCATGGACACCACTGAAACAAAATTAGCCGTACACGAAGCCATCTGCACTGAACGATACAACAGCATTGATCGTTCTTTGCGTGATGGGGACAAGCGCATGACTAAGATTGAGTACCTTTTGTATGGGGTGATTGTGTGCGTCCTGTTCGGCCCCGGAGTCGCAGGCGAACTACTAAAAAAGGTTTTGGGGCTATAGCATGTGGGATTGGGTGGAAGCTATCGTAGCCTTCGCCGCAATCTTCTGCTTTGTGGTCTTTTGCTCTTACGTGATTGCATGGGCTGGGATATGGTAAATGCGTTGGTTCTTGCTGTTACTACTGTTGGGGCTAGTTGGAGCCGTAGCCAAGAACGGCTGTCACGTACGCGAGTTCTATGGGATCGGCTACACAATTCACAACCCATCCGAGCGCCATCAGCAAATG